AAAAAAAAAAAAAAAAAAAAAAAAAAAAAAAAAAAAAAAAAAAAAAAAAAAAAAAAAAAAAAAACCACCATAGAAAAATCGCAGTCAATCCTCCACCTACCATTAGGATTCTTAGCCATCCACTAGTATATTTATAATAAAATTCAGTGTCGTTAACGAATGGCGTTGATGCTATAAAAAAGGCTTTTAATATTCTGTATAAAGTTTTCACCACTATCTCCAATTACTCATCGCCGGATGGAAATGCAACTGTCAACTCGGACGGCAGGCGTTATATTTCGCGCAAAAATGTGCGCCACCATGCAAGTTGTTGTGATCCAGGACGCGAGTCCCATTCATTCCGTTTGTTCACAAACAACTGGTCTGGCGGAGCGTATGGTTTCATTGCGTTGGCGTGTCGCCACGCTCGTCTGATGCGCAACAACAATTTAATAATAATATCAACGCAAAGCACCAGCAATGCGAGATATAGCAAATCGGTTAAGTTCACTTCCGTCTCCCTTTTGCATCAAATAACAATTGCTTCAAGCGACGACTCAGCTCGTCTTACGCTGAGCGTTATGCCGGGCCAATTAATTTAGTGTGGCGCGGCGGTTGTTCGGCAGAGTATAAAAAACCGTCCTCGCCAAGCATCAACCCACCAGCCCCTCGCTTTGTAAATTCGCCGTGCCATTTTCCTATTTCCGGGTCACACTCAGAGCAAAGCAACGGCTCGTCGTTACATTTTTTCCACCAGTACCCACACAAGGCTGTATTCTCAACATCCCCGCATTTTTCACATTTGAAAAGTGGCATAACAACATGCTCCAGTTGCGACGGCCTTGCCCAGGCCTGTCGGGTTAAAATGTGCGCCACGCCTGAGCATGGCCGTTATATTTCCTTAATGCTGTCCACAGTTATAGCCCAAGGCCACCCGCGTCTACTGCCTGTTTCACCGAGCACCTTTTTAACCTTCGTTATAGCACCAGCTTTCGTTTCTGCTTTTATAGTCAGTTTTTCAGCTTCATCCCATCGCGGAAAGTAATATCCGGTGGGGTCTTTCTCTGTTGCTCTGATCGCAAATTCAAACACTCACCACCTCCCAAAAATATAACAATGAAATGCAATAGGTTCGCTGCGCTCCCGACTGATTTTTTCCGTTATATTTCAAAATCAGATTTTCGAAACCCGGCTTCTCGGAAGCCTGTAAACACACTGATGCATTGCGGGCAAGTAATTTTTTGCCCAGGAGGTGCTTTGACAGTTCCAAACGTACCGACATGAATGTACGGGTCATTTGCATCCAAACCGCACAGTGTGTCGTAATCAGTTGGGAAACAATTTATTGCATGCCAAATGACGCCATCTGATTCTCTGACTCCTATAACTCTGCTCATCCCCACAACTCCTTAGCTTTTTTAAGCGCTTTAATAAAGTTGTCGATGTCTTCTATGGTGCATATTGGGCAGTCTTCTCCCTCTACACCGACAATACCGACAGCCTTACCACGACGGACAATTAAATCACCTGAATCATCAAATCTGATGCCCTCAACCTCTTCGTTTACTTCTTCTCTGATGTCTATGATCATTTTCATAATGCTCCGTCAACCTTAATCGTTATGTGCTTTCCGCTTGAACTTCGGCGCGGGTTTTCACCAACCGGATAACATTCCTGTCCTCATCAAATTCGACCCTATCACCAAAGGCGTATTGATCACTCAGAAGGTGATTGTTTATTTCGGCCTGGTTTTCTGGCAAGTCTGGATACCGGTAGGCCCAGAATGATTCTCCGGGTATTTTTAAACGTATATTTGGGTCCACAGTATTAATCTCCTGCGCCTAACACGGCACACATTGACGCATTTTTACCTGGTATGTCATTCTATATCTCGCTAGTTGGCACGTTCCGCTGCGCTCTACGCCGCACAGTTTTGATGTTCAGCGTCCACGCTTCGCTTGATATGCGTAGCATCCGAACGGTTCTCCGAGTGCCTCACTCATAGCCTTGCAGGTCGAACACGGGCGAGTTGATACCGTGTGCATGTCTACCGATAAGACCTTTATGGCCTCAATAAGGGACGCTGAACCAGCCATTGAAGAGGAATTGCTCTCGTTGGCGTTTCGTTTAAAAGTGCAAATCGGGTCACATTCTTCACCACATTCAGGGCTACATTTACTCATTCCGCAATCCTCTTAATAGTGAACGTTATAGGGCTAATCGGCGTATCTGGTAATCGCCCTATGTAATTCTTCCAGCCCAATGTCGGGGTTGTCATCAAGTAGTCGTTTTCGCATTTTCAGCGCATTCCGGTTAATCAATCCATGCTCATAAGCGTCAATCGGCATCGCAATTCCGCGCTCTGTTCGTCCACTGCATACTGCCTGATCATAAGCCTCGGTTTCTTCATGGTACTGTTTAGCCAGTTCATATAATCGGCGGTCTTTTTCGGTAGGAGTGAAGTCTCCATATAACAAGGCGCTAAACTCGGACTCGTCTCTCTTCGCTGCGCTCATTGTTCCTCTCCGGTTATGCCAAGCGTTATATTTAAAAATCACACCCCTGTTCCTAACACAGCGTCAAAGCCTTCGGTCACGGCAGCTTTTACAAGGTCGTGCCCCTGCCCGTATTTGAAATAATCAGCCACCTGCTTGGTTAATTCCGTATGCACGATTTCAGTCACTTTCCCTTGCCAGTCATAGGACTCTATCACCTTCTCAATCTCGACCTTCAGGACCTCCCCCATCTCGCTATTATGTGCACCAAGATGCGTCAAAATGGTGGACTTCATTTGTTCAACTTCTAGCCGTATGAGCGGCATCGCTTCATGATTCATTGTATTAATCTCCTGCGCGTTAACTCAAGCGCTAGTCAGCCCTCGGTCTCAGTTCGACTTCTTCAAACATCGACGTTCTGGCGAGTAACATAGCAGCAAGGTTCGCGACGTCCACCCAGTCCTCCGACTCTACGTTTTTAATGAGCCGGGTTTTTAAATCTGAATTCTCACATTGCGGAGTATTCCACCCGTTATACCCGTTTTCACGCTTCTCTTTTAATCGTTCTCGCATCTTATGTTCCGCAAAATCTACAAGTAGGCTATCTGCAACCTTGGGGTGGACGCTCGTTACAAAAGCTACCAGCAAAATATCGTCTGCTTTCTTTTTTGCTAACTCCAGCCTTTCAATCATGTTCCTATCTCCTATTAAAATGGCTAATATACCTATTCAATTGGCACCTTTCGGCCTGCCTGGTTCCAGAACCTCACATCGAATCAGCTTTTCAGCGTCCAGGGTACTTGGGTCGAACGCCACCTTGACCGAAGAGGTGGCCTTGGCCCCTGCCCTTGCGGCATAACTGTTAATGCCTTGCATGGCTATCCCTACTTCACCAGCTGGCACCGGGTAGTAAACCACAGTGCCAGCCGGCATGCGCAAAAAGTCGCCGACTGGGGGGTAGAATTGTGAAAATTTTGGCATTGGATTTCCTGGTTAATTTAGGTTAATTGAAAAATTCACCGCACCAACTTCACCGTCACCCGGCGAGAACCAAAAGTCGTCTTGAATATCTTCTTCAGATCGATCGGGGATAGGTATTTGCGCAGATCGGTGATACTGAACTTGGCCAGTTTATAGGCCAGGCCTTTTTCAACATCCTCCAGCATTTGGGCGGCAGTCGTAGTATTTTTTACTACGTTGGATTCAGCCTTCTTTCCGATGTTGATCTCACATCCAGGAGCGCTCAGATTCGCCGATTCAAGCCTACCCAGTCCGCCTTTCTCAACATGTTCGACAATCAATTTGACGGCGGCGTTATAATCGGCGGTGATATGTTCAAGCTCAGTTGAAACTTTGTCTTTGGCGCTTTTCAATTCTGCAATTTCGTTCATTGCTGCGGTGTAACTCTTTACGGACATCTTTTTGTCTCCGGTTTGTTTATCTGAAATTGCAGTATAAAGATTGATGTATTATTTGTCAACAAGTTTATTCTTTCTGCTTCTTTTCGATACATGGTAGATTTTCTTCATCACTGCATCAGACATCTTAACGATATACACTTGCCACACGTGCGCCATTATCGGCAGGGAGTCTGCAGTCAGGCTTTTATTGGATCGGCGTGGCAATATTTTGTCAGCCTCGGCCAGGATAGGAAACTTTGCTTCATCAGGCTCAACATCTGGGGAGGCTCTCAGGTATGACTTTAATTGACTGTCGGGTATTGGAGTCTGGGGGAAGTTCCCTATAGCATCCGAGGCCTCCAATGCCATGACTGGCAACACCCGCACTACGAAATCTGACTTATGACGTATGCCGCGGCGCTTCAGAGGCTCTTGTAACTTGCTGGGCCGGGATTTACTAAACACCAGAAAAGCCATCACATCGTCACGATGCAGATTATTGTAGTCGTCTACTAAGGCATTCCAGTCGATGTCGGTGTTGACGTATTCACCAAAATCCTTAACCTTCAAGGCCTCCAGAATGTCTGTATAAAGTGGATGCTGTTTGGTTATGAATTTGAGGTTCATTTAGCCTCCGAGTTGGATTCATTTTTAACCGCCCTCTCGTATTCCGACAACAAGTGTTCAAGTAACGTTTCTCCGCATCTTGGGGAGAAGAAAATCCTATGGTCTTGCGGCATTCCACTGACGGTGAGGTCTCTTAATTTTTCAGGGCGATAGCTTTTCATTTCACCAGACTCTGACATTACTTGAAGTGGAAAATTAAATCTGCTGTCTACCTCAACATACTCTCCGGCCAATGGCCCGCCAACGCATAAAACTTTCATCTCAAACTCAACTCCTCTTCAATAAATTCTTCATAAATAGTCTTGAAGTCTTCGTCCGTCGTAGCATCCGTGACCCTTGGGGACAAGTACAATATCTGCTCAGGAGTGAACCCTTTATACAACAGTTGGTCGGCGCGTTCAATTGGCATGATGGCCAGATTGTCTATCTCACACTCAAGATGCCACTGCTGCAAGGTTTTCATGACCACTGAGTTTTCAAATATATCGAATACTGGGAGGATCCACTCCGATATAAGTGATCCCCACTGGCGCAAAGACACCGACCGCATTTCCAACGGGGTGTTGGGCGCAAAGGGCGTACAGTCTTCTTCTGAATCTTCAGGTATGCTTTCAGACGACTTCTCTATGAACACCTTTTCTGAAAACCTTTGCAACTCCGGGATGGCGGCATCATTATATCCGTGCTTCAATAAATCGTTGGAGGTTATTTTCACTTTTTCAGACATAAAGGTGCCAGTCTGCTCTATTCTTACTATGCCCTCATCCTTGGGCTCTTCTCCCAGGTTTTTTCCGTTGTATTCGGTGACGTTGTGATACCCAAAGTGGATAAATCTCCCCCTGACCGGTAGGTAAAGCAATTGAATTGTATCGGCATTGAACTGGAAGCTAGTCAGCATACTAAGGCTTATCCGTTCTGAAACAAAGTCGACGCTATATTTCCTATGACCTATGTTATCAGTAGGAAGTGATTCCGCTATGGCGTCCTGACCAATGTCCAGATAATTGTGGTCATCACTAAAGTCCCTGTAATTAGGATCAACTTTAGACAACTTTGGCACAATAACATAATCCATTTTGTCCAGGTTCTGGTATTTCATAGACAAAAACGGTGCCCCTGGACGAGGGGAGACCAGCCCCCTTGGCTGTTTGATATTATCATACAGGTCGGATGTGAATCTGCCATATCCAGGTTCCATACCTTTAAGTTGCTGTCTCTCTATCATCTCGTACAAATCATCACCTATAACAACTATAGAAAGGTCTACCCAGTTTGGGTCGCATCGATGCGGATACTGCGTTATTAAGTTACGCCATTGCTTGTATAGAAGTTCAGAGTGTAGTTTCATTTCCAGCTTTTCCCATAAACGGCAAATGCTTCAACACGTCATCAAATTTCAAAATCTTTTCAGCAGTAGCCGGGAAAAATTTTTCATCAACTTCTACTTTTTCTGTAATTCTGAAATCCCCCACCTTAATCGACACGCTTAATTCATATTTGTAAGGGGACATAGCCCTTTCTGTTCTGGTGCAGTAACATATTAATTCTGCATCATGAAGCAGGAATTCATATGCCACCCTGTTCTTTTCCCGGAGGTCCAACATAGCAGACATTATAAGATCCCTGGCGGGGCCGTTAAATAGTGGGCTTGAATACTCCAATGGCAGGCCGTATAACTGCGGTGAATTCCTAAGATGCCATCGACAAAATGCATAGGCCGTTATCGGTTTAACGAAAAACGGAAACTTGCATTCAGGCTTCTCCCCTACTTCATTCATAATATAGTCTTGGTACTGAATTTCATACAGGTCAGGGGCATCGTCTTCAGGATCCCTTGGCATAGAGCTGCGAAGATAACTCAACATGGATTTAAATTCATTCTTATATCCAGCCCCTTCATGGACACGAATGAACGAGCATAAAGAACTCACATCAATCAATTTAAACTTTATGTCCACGTATATGGGGTTCAGCCCGGATGCTTCAAAGAAAGCCTCTGAGTCGTTTATACGGCTTCTTCTATTCGGATGGTCCCGGAGGTAATCTAGGGGGTTCAATTTATCTTACCGCTCTCTGTTCCATGCAAAGCAGCCTGGCTATCTCTCAGCCGCTTGCCCTGGATAGCGCCCGCCAACATTTCGATAAGGCCTCCGGTCACCATAGCAACATACCGGTTGCCGTCTTTATCTTTAAATTGGATATCGACAGTTGGGTTGCCTTCCGCAGTACCCTTCCCGACGATACCAAATTCAGTAATTTCGGCGGCATTCCAACTCTCCAACTCATTGTAGTTTGGGGCTTCTTCCGGGCTGTCAAAAATCTTTATGTTTACTGCATTGGTGGACATCGTTTTTCCTCAAATTAAAATTAACTGGCGTGGCACGTCTCTATAATCCTCAAACATGTCACAGTTTTCAAACGGATGGTCTGGCCACCACGTATTGGACTTTTTCAAATTTTCCTCTTCAGTAATAACTTGCAGGTTCCACGGAACATGTAATCCGCACACTATGTCGCTGCATATCGGAACAATGTGGTCCTGGTGAACCTGCTCACCGGCGTCTTTTCTACGCTTCCACTCATTACGAATCTCTTTGAACCCTGGGTGTTCGGCGCACCAGTCAGGCCAGGCCGCATACAGTTTCTTATAATAGCGGATTGATCTCCTATAATGACTGTTGAGTGAGGAATCATTCTCATCTTGTTTAGCCAGCCAGATAGGGTTCTGTTTCGATATTGGAGTCGCCACAAGTATTCATTTTTTCTCGAATTGTTTTCTGACTTCCTCTGCCTTGCCTTGGTTATCATTGGAATAGAATTCAGGCCTGAACTTTCTATACGGGTGATTTTTAGGTTTTCGTTTACCGGCTAAAGAGCCTGAGGGGGTGGCAGCCGCCACCCTGGGAGAAACCCCTCGAACAATTCTCTGTCTGACCAATTCCGTCGACACCGTGCCGTGTCCTATACTGGCCAGTTCAACGTATGTCATGGCGTTCAGTTGCTCGTCAGTGTACTTGGATAGGCGTTTCTCAGCTGGGGTCATTTTTCTTTGGCCTTAAAATTAAAAGGATGGCAATCCATTATTCTGTTCCTAGTTCCAGGCAGGGGAAATAGCCCCCTGCCATCGTCAACATACTTACAAGCTGTTTCTCAGTTTCTTAAGGTCTTCCAACGACTTGCCTTTCAGGTCTTCGTCCTGTTTGTCCTGAATGATTTCGTCAATGCGGTTTTTAAACGCTTTGGTTTCAGCCGCCTTTTCTGCGCGTTCCTTGAACTCAAGACGCTTGGCTATAATGTATTTAACCAAGTCCAATTTGTCTTTCAGTTCCTGGTCACCGTCGCTGGACGGCTCAACGAAGTCCTCTTCTCCGGCTTCCTTCAAGTTGGCACTGATTGTTTTAGCCACCGAATTAATAGAATACGCCCCCTTGAGCGGCATAGTCCACAAATCTTCGACGGACAGTGAGCCCTTGGAAGAAACGAAGCGAAACTTCTTCTTCGATGCGATTTCAAATAAATTGCGTTCTGACATGGATTTTCTCCGTTGGTTAAAAGTTAATTTTCAAAGTCCGGTTAAAGCTCCCGCTTACCCGGCAGGTTACCGAATTGCGTTGGGTAGACGAAAACCCAATACCGCTCAGCTGATCGTCTGACATTTCAACGCGCATCTTGTTGCCAAGAATTTCAAACACCTTTCGATGTTCATTGAGTTCAGGCTTCAGAAACTCATTGTAAAACCCTCTCGGCGCTTCCGGATTCCGGCAATTTTTCAACATGAAGAAATAGTGCTGGTTTCCGGTCTGCTTACCGCCCCAGAAATTGGGAGACAGTAACATCAACGACACCGGCTGGAAACGCTCCGTCTCAATACCCCAGACACTACGGGATGTTGAAGTGGACGGCAGCGATTTAACAACCTCCATAGTTCCGTCAGCCTTCACTTCTAGTCCAATAACGTCTATAAATTCACCGTTCCTCACTGCCTTATCATAAGCAAACTTCATAAGGTTGCCGTTAAATTCAAATTCCACTTCAAATCCTACATCTTTTGATTCCCGTTTCTGGTAGTTGTGGACCCCGATAGAGTAAATCCCAGCCGGAGGGCGGTTCTTCCATACAATGTTCTCCACTGCACGGTTACTGTAGTTAGTGAGGGTGTTGGCATTCATGTCCACATCCAGCCGCCCTCCAGAGAATCTCCCTGACTTGGTTGAATAGTAAATTTTTTCCTCTTTAGAGCCGGATCTATATACCGAATGCAGGTCCAGGTCATCATAGTTGAACCATGACAAAGACGCCCGCATATAGCCGTGAACGTCACCGCCTGCGGCTTTCACCCGCTCCCTGATACTGTCGGTCACATCGCCGTTATAGGCCCAGGAGAAGCCGTTATCCCATTGGAATAAGGAAGGTGCACCTGTCTCCGCGGGGGCTACCAGACTCATCAGGTTGCGCTCATGGCGGTTTTCTACCATAACTTCCATGGCAGTAACCTTAGGCAGTACGTTGGAAATGAAGTCTTCAATGCCAATCTCTTCCACTTTGTCCAGCTTCTGTGGCCGCTTCCCGGCTTCTTGCATCAACTCGTCAAAGCCGTCCACTGCGATCGGCACATCCCGATCCACAAACAGCATATCGGTGGCGTCCAGGTCGGTGTAAGTTGCAAACCGGCGCGAGAGGGCCGACATAAGGCCCAAGGAAGCAACTTCCTGCTTGGCGTTTTCTATCATGCGCGGAGTGACCAAAGCACTGGGCCGTTTATAGTTGGCCGGGGCAGTCACTTTATCATAGCGCTTGACAGCTTTCTCAAGGTCCATGCCTTCCGACAAATCTACCAACAAGGTGCCGATTGAAGAGTTGCGGATGTGGGAAACCGAAGAGTCTTCAATGCAATACTTCCATGCAAAGTTTTCCTGCTTCTTTTCATTGCTGTGAGAAGCGTTCCACAACAAATAGTAAGCGCTTTGCAGGCCCTTGAATGCAGCCAATTGTCTCTTGTATTGATCTCCCCGATAAAGAGAATTTTGGCCAATCAAATCCAGCACGATATCAATGGCGTCACTTTCAATTTCCTCCAAAGCCCGTTTGAACACATTTTTTGCATTGAACGCTTTGGATTGCAGTGTCCCGATACGAGTGGCAGTCTTCACGAATCGTTCCGGAATATCCAGATGAAAGTGGCTCCACCGGATGTCCGAGTTGTGACTGTCAAAGTTATGATCGACGCCGACAGCTTTGAACTCACTCAATAAAATATTAGCGATAGGGAGCGCCTTGACATAGGCCGACAGACTGTCAGCAACGGCTTGATACGCAGGGTTGTTGATTCGAATATCCCAGATTGATACCAGGTTATAATCCTCGTCCAATGAAACGATGCCACCCGCCTGACGCACGAATGCTTTACAGCAACTACAGTCGTGTTCCGTTCTCTCCCGAAAGATTTGGTTGGAGCCCTCAGGAAAGGCTCCCAGATACTTTTCATACCAGACTGTATCCCGGTCGGTATCGACAATAAACAACTGGTTTTCGTCCGATGCCATCTTCGAAAATTGCTGTTGCACTGCGGTTTTAAAGACTTCAAAAGTCATCATATTCTCCGGTCTTTCCAGTCTCTTGGACTGAAGGTTAAAAATTAGGTTTGGTATCCAGCCTCCACGCTGGCCGTCGCTTCAACGGTCTGGATACCCGAAGCCAGTTAAACTTGGCGCTGTTGCTAATCGTCTACCGATTGGCCGCTTCTAACGGCTGGATGTTACATGGCTACCTCTTTTTATTGTGTGGTTATGCGGCTAGCGGTTATCCATTCATAGGAACAATATAGCTGAGGTTTCGACCCACCTTCTGTCGGACCCCAGGTTGTGCCACTGCCTTCTTTTCACCATGGATGGTCTGAGTGACTATGTGGCCCATTGGAGAATACAAGGTTTTTCCTCTCAACATCACCTTCTCCGCGAATGCCTCACGAAGCAGATTGGCCCTGTACTTCTTGAATGATTCGTTGTGTTTTCTTGCTCTTGCTGCCATGGTTATACCCCTTGTTAAAGTTGGTAGCGAGAAAGGGAATCGAACCCCCGTCTTCCGGGCTATGGACCCGGTGCTCTACCACTAAGCTATCTCGCATTAAAATCAATCGTTAAGTTCCGGATGAGAGTCCTTCCACTCTTTAACCCCTCTACTCCAACGTTCAAGATGTTCGCTGAAGGTCTTTAAGGCTTCACTATCCGCCAAGGTATCCCCTGTAAAGATGGCGGCATCTACGGTGTCGCAGGCTTCGTCAAGCCAATCTGGCAATGACATACTTACTTTACTCCTTTCAAAATTAATATAAGCTAAAACCCGCAGTTCAGCCTCTGCATAATCAATTTCTGGGAAGCTACACCTTCCCTCTACGACCACTGTGGATTTTATTTTGTTTTCAGCTTCGTTTGCCACTATTATTTCCTTTCAAATCTTAAAATGGATATTACTGCATCAACTACCTTAATGTCAATAAGTTATTTTTAGGGGCGCTCAATTTCCCTTGTCACCTTCAAGCAAGCGTTGCCGTATGTCCATTAGCAACTTTCCTAACATATTTTTACCTTTCCCGTCACACACGCCCCAGAAAGTATCCCCCCAGGTATTGCCTTCGATGAGTTCAACATCCCCTGTTCTCTTTAATTTTCTGGCTAAATAACTACCACAAGCAAATTTCTGCTCTAATAATTCTTGCATTACTGAAACTTTAATCTCGTCCCAATCTTCCCGGATACCTATTTCCCTGGAAAGTCTCTTTGATTGCCCAGGGGTGCAGCATTGGAACTGAAACCTCAAGTTAGTGGGGACTTTAGCAGCCTGATAAGCGTTTTCCAGTGTGGGAAACAATTGGTCATGATAAACTATTTTTACTTTATAAAAGTTTGACAAAAACCTATTTTCTCCGCTGAATCTATCGATAGCTTTGGGCATCCAAATTTCTCCTATACACATATAATATTCAACTTAAAACGGACACTCGTCTTCACCCCGCCTTGATTCCACCACCCCAATCTCATGGTGGAACTCAAACTCTTCCACCCTATCAGGGTCTGCGTGAATGCACGTATGATCAGCGTCCTCTATGGCCCCTTTATTGTGCGGCCAATCATTGCCCCGGCAAAAACACCCACGTCTACTGGACCGCTCTTTTTCCTTTTTGTTAACGCTTTTCAACGTGTCCCGACCACAGCCTGGGCATAGTGGCCTCTTGGCATAGTGGTCTATCGGCTGATTAAGGGCCAGCCTGGCCCCACAATTTCTTCTATCTGTGCAGCGGTAGTTAAGGGACATAAGCGCTGTACCCAGGTAATGCAATGCTATGGATGTGTTTTTGCATATGAGCCGACTGGCGCATTAATGCCTGTTATCTAGCATTAAAGTCCGGTTTTTCCGGCCACACAAAAGGCATAATCCAATAATAATCTTGATCCGGCTCACCATCCATCCAAAACTCTATCACAGTGCCTTCCTCGCTGAATAAAATATCGCCATCAAAATGTAAAATTTCAACTTCACTGGCTTTGGGGCTAGATATGTAATACATGCCGCCTTTAGTTAGGCTGTAATTTTTTGTCAACCTTGCCCATCCGCCATGCTGCGATAACAAGTCACTGTTGCAGGAACTCACTACGCTATCCATTAACCGCTCTATCTCGCCTTCGGCTATAGTTTCGTGGTCTTCCATTTTTACTTTAATCATTCGCTAGTCCTCAAAGTTCAATCGTTGTATTGCTTAGCTGCTGCTGCTGGCAATAACGAGCCATCCATCTGAGGTCTTGCGACTCAGACGCTAGTAGTGGCCAGGTTGGCGTTCAAACCAAAACCCGAGGAATTTAATGCTTTGTTCTGCACCCATCAGTGCCTCCGTTATGCCGCAAGCCCGCGAGCGCGAAGCTCGAACCATATCGAGTGCATCGCCTGTACGGCTTCTGCGGATAGCTTGATCCTGGTCTCATGTCCGCTGTTCACAAAAATAAAGGCAAACGAATCGTCATCGGCGGGGAAAACCGAAATGCTGCGGCCTCCAGATAGTTCGCATTTAATGCCTTTGATTGGCTCATCAGGCATAGCAAGCGCATCAACAGAGGAAGCGCTGTCGCTTTGCAATCCACAAGTACATTCAGTTTGAGTACATTGGGTTAAATCTCTTTGTTCACATTCTTTCATTCCGCGCTCCTGTTGGACAACCTTTTAATATGACTGTTAGTCGCACACAGCCGAAACCGTGTGCGACTGTTGGTTACGCTGCTTCGTGCAGTTTCTGCTTCAGAGCGTAGCCCTCCAAGGCCCAGATTTTTTCTCTGGCATTGTTCCTGGCAATCTTGCGCCCCAGCTCGGCGTTGAAGTTCTCAGGGCTTGCGCAGGCGCTTTCTCCAGTCACAGTGAAACCGTTCGCCAAGGTCAGGCAGCACACGGTAAGCTGACTGCCGGGGAATACGTGATAGTCCTCGCCAGCAATCACCTCATCCAGTCGCTCAGGAGTAACACGCGGCGCAGTCAGTCCTTTGTCCTGAATCTCTTTTTCAATTTCTTGCTCACTCATTTTTCAAAGTCTCAGCGGCTAACAGTAAATTCCACGGGACGTGGGATAGTCCGCGCTTCGCATCTGGCCGCATTCAGCGCGCCCGTGAATAAAAGTGTTAGTTTTCTTCAATCCATGCGGCACAAGTTTCTTCACCTTGCGGTACTTCTGTATACCCTAAATCCGCATGGCAGTAAGTTCCTTCACGCTGTATCAATTCTCTGAACTTCTTGTCACTCACCCCAAGCACAATAATTGTACATCTCGGGTCAGTAATACCAAGACCAATTACAGCATGAGCAATCTGTGCGGCCACTTTGCCCTCAGTCATTTTTAAGTTTTTTCTGTAAATCGCTTTTATTCTCATAAATCACCATCAAAAATTAACAACGCCATTAAATCCGACTAGCTATCGCTCTCAGTTTATGGCGAGCGTTATAGCGTATTCTGCTCTTTCAACTTTTGCAGATCAGCCATCAATTCCTCATTGTTCGCAATGCACTCAGCAGTGAAGCGGTAACGTGTCCAGTGCATAGGTGCATCGTCATCAATAATCTGGCACAGCACCCAGGCGATGCGGTCTGTCGTGTTCGCGGTTTCTTTGTTAAAAGGTTCAAACATTTCGATATCCTCAAAGTGCGCCATAATACGGCGCTGTGGAGGGGAGCGCAAAAGACGCGCTCCCCTAAGCTAAAACGTTAATGCCACCAGAGAAAAATCTCGGTATCTGGTGGCAACGCCTTCATGTATTCCATAACGGCCCTGTTTTTCGGGCTGAGTTTATACTTAGCCATTGCATCAGCAATAAGTTTTGCGCGTGTCGAAGTAAGCCGGTCGCCATAATTATCTTTGTCGGTATCTTCCAGCCCTTCATCGTCGTACCAATGCAGCTTACGGCCCTGTCTAAATTCAACGACACCGCAGTTTCTTATTGAATCCTGCATGTCATAGTCACGGTCTGTCAGCAGTCTCTCGTAAGCGAGTGGCAGGTTATCGTCTTTTACGAACGCATTAACCACTAAAGTTAAACTTACTCCCATGTGTCACCTCCAAAGGTCACTATCAATTAATTCAAGAGGACGGCAAAACCGCCCTATGCAAAACACAGGTTGTTATACAACTTATCCAATTTCAGCGAGAATGTCGGAGAAGATGACGGCCTCGCTTTTGCTGTCCACGTTAAGAGGCTGGATTCCAGTAGGTTCGAAAGAAAGCCCTTTTCCCTCTCCGATTACCCAAATCATCTTACCTTTCATCTCAGAGAAATCATTAACGTTCAATGCCAGCAGTAAGCGGCGGATAACCTCGCAACCATACGCAGTTCCTACCCGACTTTGCTTCTCTTCGTCCCATTGATCTAATGCAATACCCCCAACACCCTGTGAACCCCCATCTTCATAATCAACATGAATCCAGAAATTAAGAATCCCACGCTCTTGGATCTCCAGGGCAGCTTTTGAAATTTTAGCTAGTTGTTTCGTCATATTCATTCTCCAATAAGTTGCTGTTATGCGCTATCTGTCTCACTATAAAAATATTCATCAAATTAAAAAAGCCAAACCGGAAGGGCGGAGCAGGGTTGATGAACATACACCCTTCCGGCCTGACAAGAGGCTTGTGTAAAGCCCCGACACAATTAATCAATTCCCAGCGCTTCCCTGATGCGCTTCTTGGTGTCTTTTACCCCTTCCTGGTAGACATCGTTAAGTAAGTTTTCCATCGCAACCTGTTGAACAGTTTGCTGCTCAAATTTGGGAATGTACTCTGATATATAAGCCCTTAACACGCCATTTATATAAACAGCTTTAGGTGAACTTACGTCGCCTGTTTCACTATGCCTTATTACGACCATGTTAGTCTCCGTCTTTAGTTTCATTCATCAAATAAAGGGTCAAAGTCAGCCTCGGCTTCCAGTCGCTCCTGTTTTTCTTCGTAAGCCTCAAGCGCCGTCATATCCCTCTTATTGTTTTTCACCTTAGCATATCTTTTATCCCGCTGTTTAATGTTGTGAGCTTTCATGCACAAAATACAATTGCCGTGGGATTTGTAGCGCAGCACTTTGTCGTCGAAATTGTGACCGTTGGGGCAAGCTTTTCCTATATACATGTGGCCGGGAGTCGGCTTACCCTGGTGGATGACCTCAACACACAACTTGAATGCAGTGCTGGACATCTGGATGGATCTATTTTGTCTGTTTTCCTGTTCGTTCATGGCTGTGCTCTCTTCTCAGCTATGGATTTAACGGCTTTTTCAATAGCCAGTTTATGGTATCCACTAAAATCCTTCCAATCATTAAATACGCTGTCCAATACCTCGATCAAGGTGTCTTTATCTCCATTGATAAGAATCTCTTCAATCAACTCCTGTGGCCCTCCGGGCTCTTCCATAAGCTGATCTAATGCGGCGGCTACGTCTAAATGTTTATGCGGCATGGTTTTTAGTCTCTCCTATATAAATCAACTGCAAGCTTTTTCAGCTATGGCCTGGAGGTCTATATTCCGGCCGCTGTTTTTCGTTGCCCGTGCCGCTGCCGCTGCTGCCCATGCCGCTGCCTCTGCTGCCCATGCAGTTGCCGCTGCTGCCCGTGCCGCTGCCTCTGCTGCCTCTGCCCGTGCCTCTGCCGCTGCTGCCCGTGCCGCTGCCTCTGCTGCCCATGCAGTTGCCGCTGCTGCCCATGCAGTTGCCGCTGCTGCCCGTGCCGCTGCCTCTGCTGCCTCTGCCCGTGCCTCTGCCGCTGCTGCCCGTGCCGCTGCCTCTGCTGCCCGTGCCGCTGCCTCTGCTGCCTCTGCTGCCGCCACCGATCGATCTTCCCCTGACATCCATTTTTCAGCCCAGTTAGTAAATCCCTTATCCTTGTTAACTTCCAAGGCGCAAAGGATGGCATATTTAATCCTTTGTTCCAGGGTAATATTCGGAATCGACAATTCCATTATCAAGGTCAATTCAGTCACTCCGCACTTCATTCCCATATCGTCTTTAAATTCCCCTCCCCCCTCGCATTCAAAAAGCCTTGGGGTTTCGATATTGGTATGGACAGGGTTGTGGAGAACGGCAATCAAAGGAGAGCTATATGCGTGAAGCCATCCGCCGCTGCAAAGGTCATCACTTCCTGACGTGGTTTCTGTTTTTCCTATCTCCCATTGAAATCCATTGTAGGTTTGGAGGGATTTATTTGTAAGTTTATAGAGTTTCATAATTTAGTTTCCGGTGAAAATGGGTTGTACGGCAGCCTGGGGTCATTTCCTTTATAAGTTCCTGATACCACAATAATCACTCTGATATTAAATCGTTTGCGCCGGGGGGAGTTAAAGGGCCAGCCCATAATGCCTCTCTGCTGACCATATCAACACCAACGCCTGGCCAGTGTTCACCAAACCGCAGCCCACTACAACTGACAGTATTCATATGCTCTTCGACTCTGTAGACTTGCACCACTTGCCAAAGACAGCCGCGCCCACCTACATAAAGCCAGTAAAACCCCTCTTCGGTCGGCGTCTTCGAGGTGGGCATAATAGGGCGAGTCGCTGGAAGTATTCGCTTCAACAACTCTTCAAGAATAGCGCGGTGGTTATCGTTAATCGTCTGGCGAATAATGTCCATTACCGGCTCGGTCAACTGTTCTGCTAATTCTGAAATCTTGGGGTCAGTCATAAGGTTATCGCTCATTCACCGGAACAATGTCAAGGTGAGTGATAATATATCTTTGAAAGTCGGCGGCTATCACCTTATTGATAATTATCTTAGAGGCCTCATCGGCAGCATCACGGCAGTCTCTTGCTGTCACCACTGTTTCAAGAGAAATAGTGGCCACCGCGGTATTGTTTTCGGCAATGTTAGTTTCAATCTGTGCTGTCAAATTGACACTGTAGTCTTGATTCATGGCTTTTTCCTTCCGGTTAATTCGGTAATCTAAATCCCAATCCGGGCTGTTTAATTTATCAATCCCCGGAACACGTAGGGGATACCGTTCTCCACCTTTTCGATTTCCTTTTTTAATTCCTCGATTCGTTTCCTGGCTACCACAATCTGCTCCTCTGTGGTGTTGACGACGTGCTGCCAATATCCTGGCATACTGCGTTCTTTGAATTCATATTGGAAGGTGCCGTCTGAATATTTGGAACCCCACCGGGTGGCTACGCTGCCCAATATTTGACTTGACTCGAAATAGGCCCAGCCTGACCCGTCTGCTAATTCCATCTTGACTGAGAATTTAATCCACACGAGGGCGGCGGGCTGTTCAACGCCGATATAGTGAAAGTCAGCGATTTGGTTTGCCTCCTCTTTGAATGCCTTAACAGCATCTCTGAAAGCTTTGCAAAATGGTTGGGTAGCGAGCGTTATCTTCTCGCTGTTGAATTGTTTGAAATATTTATCAAACAGGGGTTCGATGGATATCAGGCTGGAATAGAGCTTCTGTTCGCCTTTGAGCTTGGTTTGCGTGTCGTATTGTGTCATGGTTGTGTTCTCCGTCTTTAAAGCGTCTTCTCGCTTAACATGTGCGTATGATACAGCAGGATGGGTGCTGTTGTCAATAAGTGCGATTCTATTTGTCTGGCTTTCTCCTATACAACCTGGTTTGCCATCTCCAGCACTTTTCGTTTAATGGTCCTCAACTCATGCGGGGATATAACGCCCCGCTTACAAGCTGACTCCATGCGATTCATTTGGGATGCCAGGGCGGGACCGTTGTTTAATTTTATGAGGCGGCGGAAATTTTCAAGGATTTGATTCATGTCTTATTCACTCCTCCTTTTTACATTGCACCTAGCATCCGCCAGCAGCGGTTTGTTGCTATGCAATTATTCTTGTCATCGGTTACGTCGACAAAGGCAGCCTTCCCATGTACATAAATATGGCATTGATTGTTCTCTCCGCGATAAAACCGTATCGGTGCCCCCAAAACAGGGCGGGGGGTGTGCTTTTTCTGTCGCAACAGTTTCATATTTTATTATCTCCTATATAGATAGAGTGTCAGTCAAAATAAAAGCCAATTAACGGATAATGGGCCGCCAGGCTGGACAATTCATAGTGATTCGTCATCTCCAGAATGCAGTGATTTCGTATATCGTCCATGTGGTCAGCCAAGACTTCAGACTCAATAAATATTTTGTCTGGGCTCCCCTCACTGCTGTAATGTGGCAATGTTTTTAAGAACTGTAATTCATCGTGGCTGACCATTAAAGCCGCTATTTTTAAAGTTTCCAATGACATACTTTATTTACTCCGTTACCTGCCAATAATTAAATTTTGGAAGTAGAAGTCATTCGGCGCTATTCGATTCCACAACTTCCAGGTCACTATATCCCAGGCTTGCCAACTCAGTCAGAAGGGCGCTGTATTCGTCCTCAGTGGCTACCTGCAGGCCTTCTATCAACTCTGGGCTGGAGCCACCGTGTTGGCCTATATGTTGATAACTTGATATCAACTGATCCGACCATGGAACCTCAGGGAATAATGCTATAACGTCGCCTTCCTCGAATTTCCTAAATACCACTTTCGTAGTGGGCACATCACACCATGATATGTTGTTGGTTCCCCCTTCACAATCTATGCACCAGCTGTCCTGGTCGTAAACGACCAATGTTTCAAACCTCTGTTTTTCTATATTCCATTCCGATATAGAATCGAAACTTATATTGGATGACCCGCAATGGTTGCATACCGGTTGACGTTTTTTGGGTGTGCTGTTCATTGTTAGATTGCTCCTATAAAGGCCGCATTAGTGCGGCTTCCAGGGTTTTAAATTTTTGGTGATGGTAGTAATGCCCATCAATCAAATCAGCCGTTTGCCATTCCCCGTCCCAAAGCGCCTTAATCGGCCAAACGTTACGCTTTCCTTTTGTGAGGACAACGCCCACCATTGGGCTATCTGCTACAGTAAACCCAAGCGATTCGGCAAACCCCATTTGCGATTCGGTTAAATAAAGTGACAAACCCATTTCATTTTCTCCTATACAGGTCAATGAATATTTAAGCTTGAGAAGGTGGCCAGCACTGTGCTGACTCCTGTCCCTGACTCTTTAAATGTGCCAGGGGGCAACTCTTCCCAGTGGTCTGCGATAGGTTGTAACTGTTCTACCTGCTTTGGACCTCCCGCGCAGATAGCCACCACCGTGCCCCCTGGCTTGACGAATTTTAGCGCGTGTTTGATGTGTGCTATATCCTGCCACTTTTCGAAAGGAGGGTTCATGATAACGGCATCATATAGGCCAAAAACATTCAATTTCAGGAAATCGTCGAATATAAGATTATGGCCTTTCAATTCCAGAATCTCGCGCAATGTGTGATTAATCTCACAACAGTCCACATCGGCCCCTTTTTCCCTCAGCTTGTCAGCAATTGCCGCACTGGCCGCTGATGGTTCCAAAACCTTAGGCCTGTCATCAGGGTCACTGAAATCCAGACCGGAATAGTCAATCATTTTATCCACAATATGCGCCGGCGTCGGAAAATACCCAGGGATGTTAGAGAATTGCAGGCTGTTAATTTTCATGCGCAAGGCGTCGGCCTGCTCATCCTGTTCCGTCCTTTTCTCCTTTAAAAGGTTCCATAGAGCCACCGTGGTTTTATCGTCACTCCGTGGCTTGCCAGTGCCTACCCGGTAAGAATGATAACCGTTCGGGATGTTTTCGCATTCCTCAGCCATGCAACCGTAAACGGCTTTTTTAGTCTTGATGTGCTGCAATTCAGGCGGGACGGTGCCTCGTTCGTGAAGGTCCGCAAGGGCATACAAGGCTTTTTGCGTCCTCTGCAGGCGGTAACCCTCCAGGCGGGCGTGTTCGGCCTGTGCTAACCGTTTCGGCGTGTTCGTGAGTCGATCCGCTAACTTATCATTAACCTGGTTAGTCAACCTATCCGCCATGGCGCGAAGATTCGCGGCGGTAGCGGCGGTAGCGGTGCTTTTGCTCTCTGTGGCTGGCTTTTGGCTGTCAGGGGTGCGGACAGTAGTGCCCTTTCCCGGTCCGCTTCCGTCCGGGTCATCATCAGGCGAAACGGCCGTGTAACGTTCTGGCAGGCTGTCGGTCTTACCGTACCAGCACCCGTTGTATCGTGACCAGCGGAAGCCGTGAGCCTTCAATTCGTCGCGGGTGGCTTCGTCCGGCTTTGCATTGAATACAATCTCAGTGAACCCCGGCTTCGTGCCCGGCCGGGTGGTGAATTCCTGGGGGCCAGCTGTAGGGGCGTTGTCGGCGTTGGATTTCCGGCTGGACTTCACAATGCTTGAAGGAATGGCCCATGCTCCTACTGGTACGCTCTCAGGCTTGGCGGGAGCGTCTTTGTAACTTAGAGCCAGCTTTTTTATGGTCCAGCCGCTTGAGTTGGAGTGATTGCCGGGCTCTGTCAGGTAATAGCCGCTGCCCATGCTGTACTTTTCCCGGTGTTCCGTTTCTCTTTCACTGATGCGCCATCCGAAGCCAATGGATTTATCTTCAAAAGTGATTGAATGTAAGGGGTGGGCGTCCGCATAGGCTTGCGCTTCGGCTTCGCTGTTGAATAACGTGGCGGGCTTTACTTCATCATGCCAGTGTGATTGCTCTCCCTTGTAATGATAGGAACCGTTACTATAGAACTCCTCCTCAATGGCCGGATAAGCCTCAAACCAGCGGAGGGCCATACCGCGGACGGCTTGCGGGAGTTCGGTCCCGTCTTCCATTTGAGCATTAGCGGCGGCTTTGCGCATCTCGCTAAAAATGTCGCGGGTGTGAGTTGACCAGGCTAGAATGATGAACTCTTCCCCGTGGCTGGCGAAGTAGTCTGTCATAATGTCGGAATCATTCACGCGGCGTTCAGCCACAATCACGGCCTTTGCATTGGCCGGCATGCGTTGGCGGACTTGTTCAGTGAACTTGTCGCGGCGTTTCTGCGCCTGTTCGCGTTCGATCTCCTGTTGACGTATGCGGGCCTCCTGGCGCTGTTGTGCCTGGGTTAACTTTTCGGCGGCTTTGGCTTCGCTGATCGGCTGCACTTGATAGCGTTCGGCCTGTTGTGCGTAATCCTTTGCGCTGTATTCGTCCAGTTCGGAGGTCTCTCCGTCTTCCCATGCAATTAGAATCTCGCTGTTTACAGGCTTCAGGCCGTGTGATCCGAATATTGACATATTGCCGCCGGTGTCGCTGATCCGGCAAATATAGCCGGTTCGGCTGTTGGCTGCGTCGTAGTGAGCTACAGGCTGTCCAATGTAATAGGGCGCTGCCTGGGTGATGTCGGAGTTTTGTGCCGGGTTGTTCATTGTTGGATTGCTCCTATTGTGTCGTTAATCTTTAAAGCGTCTTTCGCTTTGTCTGTGTTGCTTATATTACATTAACTATAATGATGTAGTCAATATTTATTTTCTTGTTTTTATGCTTTGCTTGCCGGGCAAAGCATAAGGATGCTGTTTTGTTTGTCAAGTGCAATTTTTACAACTTTTGTAAAATCCTTGACCGGCGCGCCTGGGAAAGTTGCTGAAAACAGGTTGTTTAAATCTTGTTAAATCTTCGTTTTATGCTTTGCTTGCCGGGCAAAGCATATAGGTATAAATTTGATTTGTCAAACTTTATTTTTCTGGAGGTTTCCCCAGGAATGGCGCTGAATCGCTCCTATATAGATAGAAAAATTGGGTTTATGCAGGGTTTTTAGTTTGAATGTCTGATTAAGTGGCTTGGTTGGTTTGATGTTGAATGTGGGGGGATATGTAGCACGAAGCACGAAAATAAAAAAGTTGTGATTTCAGGTTTGCTGTGGATAAAATTTGGAGGTTCTAAAGCTGCCAGTTTTATGTGGGGCTGTTTTGGTGTGGGTGAGCCTGGATGATCGACTTTTGATAAGCTGAATTTATATGATAATAAGTAGTGAGAAGAAATAGAGAACTGGTTATTTTTTATACAATCTGTTTAAAATCAATGATTTAGTTATAGTGGGGTAGTACTCCGTTTTCAAACCGTGTTTACTACCCACCCAAAGTATTGGCAAAAAACGAGAATCTATTTTTTGCCGAAAATTTTTGTTTTCGTTTTTTTCCATTTACTTTTTGATAATCTTGATCCCGCAAACGTTTTCGTTTTAGGGCGCTATTACTACTCTATTCTTTTTTTATGTTTATTATTTTTATATAAATAATTAAATATTTAATGTTTATATATAAAAGTAAAAGGATTGTAAAAAATGGATAGAAACCTAAGTTTTTAGATTGGTAATTTATTGTAATGATTGTTGTTGTTGGCCGTGGCTGAAAATTTTGGGTTTTTCATGGATGCTTTGATGTTGTAGGTTTTTGGTAAATGCGAATGATTCTTGGTTGTATTCGAATTCTCATTTATGCTTTTCTTTGGGTTTATAGGTTTTGGATGGTATCCCAGGCGAAAAGAAACGCGATAGATTCAAATCTATCGCGTTTCAAGGCTTCAGGCTTAGTGAATAGGATCAATGGTTGATCAATTCTAAGCGACTGTGACGCGTTCTAATCGATTTTTGATGGTAGGCTTTACCATTGTCGGCGATTAGATAAAGTTTGTTGTGGCGTAATTCAAAGCCGATTATTTGCCCAACTAATTGGCGCGCCCGGTTATATAGTTTCCGATTGATTGTGTTCATGGTTTTAATCCTGGGTTTCCTCGATCGTTAAATAAAAAGGATTCAGGTTATACTTGTCTATTAATATTCCTTTAGCGGATTCAACTGAATCCGCTTCAATGGTGAATCCTTCATTTTTTGCGCCGAAAGTGCGGACATAATTACCGGACCATGTGATTGGTCGAAAAGATGCCATATTATGTTTAACGTTAAATTTCATGATTCTATTTCTCCAAGTTATGCCGCTTTTTTCTGAAATCCCCGATATTCGAATTCTAACGCCTTGATTTTTTCGAATTGGCATCTAGGCAAATTATTTTTTAGCTGAAGTTCATATCGCGCATATTCAAACCGGTCTTTTCTTTTTAGCGCGTTGAGATGTAATGCAGCCATTCTATTCAGTGAATTTTCAGCGCGGGCAAATATTTGAGTTTGGTTGATTAGTGTCATGATAAGGTTCCTCGTTTGTGTCGTTTAGATATTTGCGTTCTCTATAGCGTTAATCCGGCATAAAACAAGCCGGCAAAAAACGCCAAGAAAAGAAACGCAAGCAATAAATCGTAAAAGAATGAAATGATTTTCATATCATAGATCCGTCCGAGTAAAACTCGTGCTCATTGATCAAAATTGACTCCTTTATAGCTTCATCGCTGTTTTGATACTCTATATCTTGCTCCCAATCAATCCTGAAGGATTCAATAGAATCATTGATAATATCTTCGATATCTTGGCTGTCAGGCTTTTCGACAAAGTCCAGAATTGGATTTAACAACGAATAGTCGGCGCAAAATCCGGTAAGAGAATTATATTCGAATTGGATGTTTGAATGCCTGAATTTGTAATTATAACGGCCGTTTATGTAGTCACCTTGTGTGCTGTAGTACTTGCCTTTTCTGAACAAAGGCAGCCAGTTATTAATAATCCAAGTTCTCAGGCGTAACCCTGTCAATTCAGTGTTTTCGATCTCTTCGAAATAATCAGGAATATCTATATTAATGTAACTATTCCCCCAAAGGCATATATAATAATCCTTCACTCTGACCCCTATAAGATCACAGAATTTGTTAAGGCTGTCCCGGTATTCATCGCCTCCGGTATATTCGAAACCTTGGGCTCTCCAGTTTTCAATGGCTTTTTGTTGAGCTTCTTCGCTTAACTCTTCAAATGAATAAATGGTTATTGTTTCTGTTCTCATGATATTTTTCCTCGTGTCGTTAATTCCTGAAAATTAATTAAATAGTCTGTCGCCGTAGTCGTAATCCGGATTACCTACACAAACGGTTCCCAGGCATCCGGGCGCGTCGTCGAATTCATCGCGCTGAATCATCCAGCATTCCCTGGTGAATGGTGTTGGGGATACCCGTTCGTTACGTGTCATGCTCCAATTAGAGGCGTAAGTGGTGACCTCGGATTTTTTGATAGCTCGGCAATCCCATGTGTTACCTGACCAATGGTTATACCCATCGTTTTCCTCGACAAATTGGTCCCGCGAACTCTTGCTGCTAAACACGTACACGTCCCAGGTGTTGGAAAACCCTTGTTTATTTAATGCTGCATAATATTTCATGATGTTAATTCCTCGTGCGTTAAATTTATTTAATAGCCTATCTCTTCAGCGCTAGTCGGCCAATGCTAGCGGACCCGGCTTAAAATGCCGGGTTTCGAATTTATGTCAAACATCCATTTTCCCAGCATTAGCCGCAACCAATGCTGAACAATTGACCCGCTCGATTTTGTCCGCAAGATCGCCGAAGCCGTCCCGGCGCGCGGAATTCGCCTGCATGCTGCAATAGCGAGCAAATACAGCTGAATCGTGGTTAAAATTTCCCCCAGGGTTTGCGGGATCTAGCGAGCAAATGTAGTTTGTTTCGCCTTGCCAAAAAGTGCGAGATTGTGAGATTCTCATTTTTTAATTTCCTCGTGTGTTGTTGGGATCAGTATCCGCGGGCTGTACGGCGGTTATAATCTTCTACAGCCAGCTCAAGACCCTCTCCGAAATAGTGGCCATTGCTGCAGTGCCCATCAGCATCTAAAGCCCAGGTAACAAAATCAACCTCAGTTCGCGCCAGCACTATGACCCCATTAGTGCTTATAACTAGGGCCGTGTTAGGCAGCGTGTCCCCAGGTTTTAAGTCTGGGTTAGGTGTTTTGTCGGTCCAGCTGTATGATGTGCCGTAAGCCGATACAGTCTCTTTCAAGGTCCGGCCGGTCATGTTGCTATAGTCTGCTATTGCCTTGTCAATGTCTGTGTAGCCTTGATTTTTAGCACGAGAGAGAGCGCGTTCGATGTGAGAAGAGTATTTCATTTTAATTTCCTCTGTGTGCAATACGCTCAATAGAACGCTCACATTGTTCTATTAGCTGCTGTTTATTACGCCTAGACATTTGCCGGACCTTAAACGAATCCTTCCTTGCCGGGTGTGGCAGGTTTAAAAAGTCTTGCACAATTACCTGCGCTAATTCGGTTTTTGTCCAATTGTTTAAATCACCTAAATTTCTCATTTCATTGACCCTTACTGTAAGTTCTCTTCCAATTCTTCCAGTTCGACGGAACCGGATAATGCGGCCAAAGCTTGATCTATTCCATGGGCGTATTCGTCACCAGTGGCATAATAACGATCAAATGCACATTCGTATATTTTCTCCAGTGCCTGCTTATCGTCATCTGTGAGGGTGTTTAGATGGTTAATGATTTTGTCTACTATAGTGGTGGTCATTTTAATTTCCTCGTGTTGTTGGTTAAAATTTCATCTTTCTGTACCCCTAACTATAGACGCTATTTTATAGCAGTCAAGTTGATGTAATGAATAAAGTGTGACCTAGGTCAAGTTTTTGATTATTGGTACTTGGGGGAGGGAAAGGACAGCCGACCTGGGAGAGGGAAAGGACAGCCGACCTGGGAGAGGGAAAGGACAGCCAGCTGCACAGTTAAGGGGCCAATGTGACGATAATGGGGACGGAGTAGCCAATTAACGGGTCATAGTGTCGTTACTCTGTCACTTTATTTGATAATGGTACCAGAGTGATGAATTAAAGGGCCAGAGTGGTGCGAGTCTGGAACCTTTTTGACCCCGGCACCTTATTTTTAATGGTCGGGGCGGAGGAGCAGAGCCTATAGGCCCACCTCTGAAAATTCCACAAAACCAAAAACACTTATTGACACTCCCACAACAACTCCCTTATACTCTCACAAACCAAACAAACCATAGACCTAAGCCGAAACAGAGGTCAAATCCACCATGCCAGACATTGAAATAGCAGTAAAAGTCATAGCCAGAACAAAGAAAGCCTTATTAATATACGACGGTAATATAGAGTGTTGGATTCCCGAATCCCAAATCAGCGACTATTCAGGGGATGAAGCCTCTCCTGACACTATATTCGTTCCTGAATGGCTGGCTGAAGAGAAAGGGCTGATATAACCAGGCCAACGAAGTTAAACTAACCCCCACAGAGACCAAACCCACATGCCAGACAAAGCAATAGCCTCCCCCGACCCCGAGTTCTACGACCAGATCATCTACGCCCTGAGACGGCAACTCACCCGCCTGGATGAATTGGCCGATCAACTTCACGACGCCCGTGACTACGCAGCCGAATTCCCTTACGAAGACGCCAGGCGGATGGAGGAGGCTATCGGAATTGTGGAGTTGGTCAAGGGAACGGTTGTTGGCGGCAAATAAGATGTCATTAACTCTTACTCCCATCACACTCAAACAGGCGAAAGAGTTTATACAGAAACTCCATCGGCACAATAAACCACCAACCGGTTGGAAGTTTGGAGTCGGGGTAACTGAGGACGGCGTACTCGTCGGAGTGGCCACAGCCGGCCGCCCGATTGCCCGCCATTCAGATGACGGGGTAACTTTGGAGATCAACAGAACCTGCACGGACGGCACCCAAAATGCTAACAGCATGTTGTATGGAGCAATCTGGAGAGCGGCTAAAGCTTTAGGTTACCGGCGCTGTATAACCTATACCCAAGCTGATGAAACCGGGGCCAGTTTAAGGGCTGCGGGGTGGGTAAAAGTAAAGAGATTAGCCCCCAGGAAGTCATGGGCGGAGTCCAGTGGGAAATTAAAAGACAAGAGAGACCCAGTTGGCAATGGAGGGGTGGAGAGAATTTTGTGGGAAATTAAAATTCAACAATCCACAAAAATTTAACTTATTGACAACACCACCAAATATCCTTATACTTCCCAAACTCAATTAAACGAGAAACTTATGAACAATTTGGCAAAAACTTTAAAACAGACCAACCGCACCGTGCGCGACCAATCATCACTTGACAGTTTAAATGGGTACGCACAGGCGACTTTTGACAACCTCGCCACTGAGGTCAGTCCGGAGTTTGACCTGCGCGTCGAGAAGATCAGGCGGTTTATCGACTTCCAGGTACAGGAGTTGAAAAAGCAACTTCAAGTAAAGTTGAGTGAGTTGTAATGCCTGACCTTGAATTACCAAATAACCCGGAGATTATCCTATGATCGAATATTTACTCACCCACCCCGTCCAGTTCTTTTTCATCTTATTGGCGCAGTACTGCCTGATAGCGCCATTCCAGCAGCAATTAAAAAGGTCTTCAATCGGTAAGCCGATATTTATCTGGTTTATCTGGCAGGATTGGTTGATCAACGTGACATGGTTTACCGTGTGGTGCCTTGACCCCCCGCAGCGTTGGAACGAAGTCGTTACGAAGCGTATGCGGACATATAAGACAGAGTATGTTTTGCCGTCATGGCGCACAAAACGTATAGAGCAGTGGCGCTATTTTATAGCGGTCAATTTATGCAGGGTGCTGAGCGTATTCGATAAAGGACATTGTTGAAGCAGTTTTAAATTATAGAGGAAAATTTAAATGAGATTGACAAACGCTATTCGTGATGAGGTTTTAAGTAACGTCATCAAAGAAAAGATTGACCCAAAGGTCGAAGCAATAAAAGACAGGGTAACACAAATCGCTATCAGGACGGTTAACAGCCAATACCCTGAATCAGTTAAAGAATGGATCGCCAAAGCCCCTGAGGGAGGGCTGTCGACGCGATCTGCTATAACCTTGATAACTGCCGATGAAATTAAATTTAAGCATCAACTGCTGCTGGGTGACTACCCAATCCAGCGTTTTACTAATACATATAGAATTTCAGTTCCGTCTCACAAAGTCCTGGCGCAAGATCAATATACAACACAACTGCAGGCGTCTAAAAGAGATTCAGCTAAGTTGAACAAAATGCTAAAGGATCTGGACGCGTTACAAAAAACCAGTGACGCTATAAAAACCACCGTATGTGCGGCATTGAGAGCGGTAACTACAGTGAAACAACTTAGCGACAACTATCCTGACCTGGTAAGGTATATGCCAAAGCCTGAGCCGGCAGCAAAACCCATCACTATCACTAACGACAGGGTAGCCGAAATACTTAAGTTATAATAATTTTAGTAATCAATTTAATGTGCCATACAGGCATCGGAGATATCATGATTAAATTAGGAAGTTTTGTAAAAGACCGGGTGACCGGATTGACTGGGGTAGCTGAAAACCGGGCTACATTTCTGTACGGGTGCGACCGGTATTTTGTGCAGCCACAAATTGATGCTGACGGCAAAGTTCCTGAAGGAAGGATGGTGGATGCCCCGCAACTCGAAGTTCTTGACAAGGCACCTGCGATGGAGCCGATGCCGGAACCTGTGCAAACAATACCGCTGGGAAAGATGGTTAACGATCCTGTGCGCGGGCAGAAAGGCACAGCCACTGGTAGGGCGGTTTACTTGAACGGTTGTTCACGAATTTATGTAGAGCCGAAGCAAGGCATGTTAAAGATCGACGAAACCAAGGCATGGTGGACGGATGAACCACAATTGGAGCTTATTGACAAAGTGGTATCGAAGCCTGGAAATGAAAAAACAGGCGGGCCAGCAAGGAGTTGTTCTAAGTATTGAGTATAACGGTTAACGTCATACAACCAATTCCGAGTCATAGTTTCTAGCCGTTTCTATGACTATGTGAGCCGCCCACCAGATGCGGTGAATCCGGTTGAATCGGAATGGGGTTAGCGCCCTTGCCTTCATCAGAGCAACCGGCGTCATACCGCCTCAGACGTTAAAAGGGGCTTTAAGTTTAACTTTGCAGGAGAGTCATGAAGTATTCAAACCTTATTGAGGCCTCTAAAAATATCAGGCAGGCTATTATTTATCTTAGCGCAGCTGCAGACAACAGCAACGATCAGGACGTCAATAAGCTGATAGACCAACTGGAGAGAGACGACGACCACATTGCCGATTTGCTGGCACGGAAGCCACCGGTTATCGACATGTGGCCGAATGTGCCGTCTGAGAGGGTTGAGGATTCAATCGAAGAAGAGGCGGCTGACCTCAGGCTTGGCATCGTCATCATCATTGCAGCTTTTTTAATTTTTGCAGGCCTGGTGACTGGGCTCATAAAACTTGTCTTTTTAGGATAAACAATGACTGATAAGAAAACACCTGATACAACCACCTCCCCTGGCCTGACATCGATAGTCAATAGACTAAACGTAGAAGACAAGGACTTAGTTGCTTCCACTGAAACCATGAAGCGACAACTCCCTATCATGAATGAAGCGTATATAACGATAGCGAAAATGAAGAAAAACTATTACGACGCTTTGATAGCAGAGGGGTTTAGCAGGGAAGAGGCATTGGAATTGTGTAAGCAAATGGAGTTATGAAATAACCGGTAAGCCGAATCATTATGTTTGCAAAAACTGTTACGAATCTTTCCCTTTGGACGATACTGAAAAATGAACCCAAAACAAATCTACGAAAACTTACTTAAAAACCAGCAAATCATGAAACCTGTCAACCCAGATGATAAAAAGTTATTTGGCTCTGACACGGATATCAACCAGCTTGCCCCGTTTAAATACCCGGCAGCTTACGAATTTTTCAAAAATGGGGTCAGTAACAACTGGACCCCTGAGGAAGTTCCAATGGGTCCTGATCTATACGATTACAGACACAAGCTGAACGACGCCGAAAAGCATGTATACGAAAATGTGCTGTCCTATCTCACTACTTCGGATATTATGGTTGGGCGCAACATCGCTACGGCCCTTTTTGATAAATTACCGGTACCTGAGATTCAGCTTTACCTTGGCAGACAGGTTTTCGAAGAAGGGCTACACAGCCACTCTTATCAATTTTGCATTGAAGGCTTAGGGCTGGATCAGGGGGAAATATATAATCGCTATCGGACGGTTCCGGAGATTTATCAAAAGCTGATACTGGCCCAACAATATACAGACTCGTTGACAGCTGATGATTTCGACATGCAGGATCCAGAATATCAGAGGAGGTTCGTCAAGGCTTTGGTATTCTACGGTATCGGATTCGAAGGTGTCTGGTTTTATAACGGGTTCACCCCAGTGTTTTCCCTACAACGGCGCGGGCTTATGAAGGCGACCGGGGAGCAGTTTCAATACATCCTGCGGGATGAAGCAAACCACGCCACTTTTTATCAGTGGCTGATTCAGATGATCCGGAAGGAGTACCCGCATATCTGGATTCCAGGATTCGATGAGGAGTTGCGCGTCGTCCTTCGTCAAGTCGTAGAGGCTGAAAAGCTGTATATAGGATACATACTGAAGAGTCCGATATTGGCGTATTCCCCTCGGCAGCATATCGACCAGGCAAAGTTTATGGTTAACTTACGGGCTCAGCGGATTGGGCTCGGCATCGTATACCCTGAAATTACCAGACCGGCGACACCGTGGCTTGATGAGCAAGCGTTTATCAAAAAGGAGAAGAACTTTTTTGAATCAAGGGTGAATGAATACCAGAACGCTGGAAGGTTAAATTGGGATTGACAATATCTAACTGAGGATACAACTTTGCGGACAATCATAGCCGGGAGTATGGACTGCACCAATTACGATGATTTGCTAAGGGCGATCGAAGTTATTGGATGGAAACCTTCAGTAGTTTTAAGCGGGGCAGCCAGGGGGGTGGACAGGATGGGAGAACGGTGGGCAAGAGAAAATGGCCCCCCTGTAGATAAATACCCGGCAGATTGGAACAAGTATGGCAGATCGGCTGGGTACAAACGTAATAATGAGATGGCAAAAAATGCTGACGCTTTACTGGCGCTTTGGGACTTTAAAAGCAAGGGCACCAGGCACATGATTAACCTGGCTAAAAAAGCTGGGCTGACCATATACGTATATAAAGTAAGTTAGCAATATATAACTTATTGACATTGCTTTAAGTTTTTAGTATATTTCGCCATTACTGGCTGCTGGCCAGAATTTAAAAAACAACCTACTTTACCAACCTGCCTATGGAGGCACTATGACAACTGCAAACGATATACAACTCTGCGCCAGACAAAAGAAAGAGTTGTCCGACAAACTTTACCAGAAAATGGCGGCGGCCATTGATGGTATCAGCATCTCAACCTTGCGTAACGCTATGACGACGGAAGCCGTAAAGGCAGTTAAGAAAGTCGGCCCCCAACTGTCTGTCAGTATCGACACCGAAGGCTTGAACACCGCACTGGCAAAAGTGCTTGCAAAGGCGTCCCCGGCAGCAGTTAAAGTCGGCCCCAAAGCCAAAACGGTTGCAAAAAAGAAAACCGCAGCCAAGAAGGCTGCTTAGCCGAAGAGGTAAGTTACCTATGAGAGCGTGGGTAACTCCTCGCTCTCATTCAATATCAGGGGAATTAGGTGGAAGACAAAAACTATTATGAAACCCTCGGGGTAAATAAAGACGCTTCTCAATCAGACATTAAAAAAGCGTGGAGGAAAAAAGCATCAGCGGCTCACCCTGACAAAGGTGCAGATGGCTCTGAGTTCAAAGCTTTGGCTATTGCCTATAAAATTTTGTCCGACCCAGATAAGCGGGAACGCTACGATAAAGGCAAGGCCACTGATCGACCGACCGAGATTCAAGAGTTGATGCAACTGTTTTCCGTCGTGCTGCATAAAAACGTTGATAACATAGAAACCGTCGACCTTGTAGACACTGTTAGGCAACAAATAAAGTCGGCTATCTCAGAACACACAAAAAATATGGCCAAACAAGAGCGGGAAGTGGCTAAATTGAGAAAGGCTGTTGGCCGCACCAAATCGAAAGATAATTTGCTGGAATCAGTCATTGAAGCAGAGATACGCTGGGGAGAACAAACTATCTCTGCAATTAAAGAAAAACTGGACGGTGCAAATAAAATGTTGGTAATTATGGAAGATTGGAGTTATAGAGTGGATGAGATAAACCAACTTTTTTCTTTTAGCCAAATCGGATCCACGTCTACGTCAACCTTTTATTGATCCCCTGGGTAAGTCATCTTACCCGTTTGCCGGAAAGTGACCCTTTCCGGCACTTTTTGACACAACTGCTACCACCCCTTATACTTCCCTTTTTGATTAATCATACAGCAAACTTATGTCCAGACAGTTCGAGGACGATTTAAACGACGTGCCAGACGATCCTTATAGCGGCCCTCCAGAAGAAGATTATTCTGACGAACTGGCTTACGATCCGGAAGGCATGGACATAGATATCCGCAAAGAAATTATGGCCACTATGTCGGTCTTAAGGAATCAGCGTAAACACTTATTCAATGCCCAGGGCCTGCCGAAGAAAGGGGTAGATTTCCGCGATATAAAAAGTTATATGGCGTCTACAACCCAGGTGTTGACCATGTTGCAAAAATTTGAAGAGGCGTTGAAGACCGATGCGGATTTGAGGAAAATAGAAACCGCCATTTCTATGGCCCTGGAAGATTCCCCATGTCCCGAGTTTGCAGAACATCTGAAGAGGTATTTGAGCGATGAGCCGGCCGAAGCTTTACAAGATTAGCGGTAAGGAGTACTCACTGTCAGATTTGGCGGTCATCAATGGTGTCAGTCGACAGGCGATGTCAGCCCGCGTGTTAAAGATAACTAAAACGGTAAAGGACAATCTTGCTAAAGAAGGGCTATCAGAAGACAGCGAAGAGGGAAAGCTGCGTTTGCTCAGAGCGATTAAAGGCATGCTTCTCAGCAAGTCTATGCAGGGGAAGCGCACTGACCTTACCTATCGATGAAAGGGTCCAGGTTACAGGGGTTTCTTGATCGGGTGACCACCATGGCTGACCGAGCGTCAGCCATGCGGCAGTTATCAGGGTGGATGACTCGTAACTTGAAACTTAATGGCCGCCCATACTCCTTCAAGAACCATGAGATGCAGAAGGCTATTGCATCTGACCTGCACCCCCGCAAATACGTTAAAAAATGTTCGCAGGTGGGGATAACAGAACTGGCGTTCAGGATAACAGCATCTATAGCGGCAGTGGCCAGGGCCAGAATAATTTATATATTTCCTTCGGCTAAATTTTCCCTGAAGATGTCCAATGATCGGTTTTGGCCGATCATTAATGAGTCGCCAATTTTGTACGGGATGCAGCATTCAGACTCAAAATCAGCTGAGATGCGTAAGTTGGGGAACTCAACCGTGTATTTCAGTGGGGCGTCTGGTACCACCCAGGCTATCTCTATACCGGCTACCCACTTAATTACTGACGAAAAAGATTTCTGTGATCCCACGATATTGGGGCAATATAATTCTCGTCTCAGGCATCAGGAAGAGGATCCTGTTACCGGGCACAAAGGAAGTAGGTTGGACTTCTCCACCCCCACTTTGCCGAATTATGGCATTTCCAGGGACTATGAAGAATCTGACCAGAAGCGGTATACCGTCAAATGTTCAAAGTGTAATACCACCCAGGCCCCTGATTACTACAATGACTTCATTGTTCCTGGGTATGACCATGAGATTGCCTTATTTGGAGTCGAACACCTTTCAAATCCAAAATACCGGATAGCGGATGCCTATGTAAAATGCCGCAAATGCGGGCATGACCTTTGGCAGGATTTACTAAACCCTGCCCAGCGTGAGTGGGTAGCCAGATACCCAGATAGGCTCATGATGTCTGGGTACGCCATTTCTCCTATCGACGTGCCTCGGTATAACTCAGTATCGTCTATATTCAGGCAATTGGCGGAATACACGGTACAAGATCACCGCAATTTCGTCCTCGGGTTGGAGTACGAGGACAAGAATAACTCATTTTTAATGTCGATATTCGACAATTATTCAGATGCAAAGTGGGTAGAATTGGCGGAGGCTAAAACGCTTACCTTGTCAGGAATCCGGATAGGAGTGGACATTGGTAAGACCTCGCATCTGGTGGTTTTTAAGCGGGTTAGCTCAAAAACCATCCACTTAATCCATGCCGCCAGACTTCATAAAGACGAAGGATTCATTTACACTCAAATTCAAGAATATATAGACGCATTCAATCCGGAAATAACAGTTATCGACGCTCAGCCTGATTTTTCCACGGCACAAGCAATTGTAAATGACAACTCCATTGGAAAGGCGTTTGGGTGCGAATACCATCGCGGGGTTAAAGGGGCCTATACTTACCTCGACCCTAATCCTGACACTGGAGTGGTAAAGGCTGATCGATCGGGGACCCTGTCTGAATTGATGAAACTGCATAACTCCGGGGGCATCCACTATCCTGTTGGCATCCACGAGGTAAACGAAGAAGTCAGGCCTCATTTAAAGGCCATAAAGAAAGTCATGAAGCCTACAGAATTCGGCGACGCCGTGTCATTTCCTAAGACCGGGGAACCTGATCACTACGGGCATGCCATGAACTATGCTTATATGGCAGACGTAATGGCATCTGATGACGGGCTGTTTCCGACTTTGATCCGGATGTCTCCTTCCGTGTCAGTAGTAAGGATAGGGCAAAACGTAAACAGTTGACTTAACACAGCAGTTGAACAACAATCTTATAAATTTTCAGGAATTTATCCGACACCGACTCCGTGGCTTCCTCACCAGAACAATCCAAAACCATATCTCTGCCGCGTAACGTCACGTCAGTGGTGAAGTCAAGAACCGCTGAGTCCAAAGTTGAGCGTGGGCAAACTATCCTCAATGAAGACCGGACTTGGCGTGTAAGAGACCCGAGGACTTTGCGGACCCAGGGCAGGGTTATTGAGGCCTTACGGATCCTTGCCAAAGAAAACGGCAATCTCTCAACCGCTCTCTTTGATATGGTTCAGATCGCCAATTCCGGATGGAAAGTGGCCGCGTTTAAACCTGGCACTACCGAATTTTCAGAAGAGGGTACCATACTGGCTAACAACATCATGGCAAGTATGGACACTTTATATGACTACACCAAAGGGTTTGGAAAGAAGCGCCCAATAGCTCAGATTGTGGAAACATTGCTCAGGGAGACAGCCATTACCGGAGGCGCTTCTATGGAATTGGCACTTGATGTTGGCCGGTATCCTGACCGGTTCCAGGTGGTAGACTATTCCACGCTGGATTGGGTATCGGACGGTAAAGGCGGAAAATATCCACAACAAGTTGGCTTTGGTGACCCCATCCCTCTTAATATTCCAACCTTCTATGCTGAATCCCTGCACCAGGAAGCGAATACGGCATATGCAACCTCTCTGTTCCGGGCATCTTTGGAAGGAGTATTTTCTTCCATGGACTTTATAGCGGACATGAAGCGGGTGCTATTCAAGGCCGGGCACTCCCGCCTAGTGGTCACCTTGGATGCAGAATCTATCGCGGCTTCAGCCCCTGAGGACATCCGAAAGGACGATAAAAAGCTGAAGGAATATTTGACTTCTGTAAAGACGGAAGTTGAAGACGCACTAAAAGACATCTCCCCTGAGGACGCTGTCGTTTCATTTGATTCAGTGAAGTTTGACACTCATGATATTGGTGGAACCAAGTCAGATTACACCCCATTGCTTACCTCTTACTCCAATATCGAGGCTACCGGGCTCAAAACACCGCCCTCTATTCTTGGCATGCGAGCAGAAGGTTCCCAGAGTCTGTCCAATTCTGAAACCTTAATATTTTTGAAGACGGCGGCATCCTTGCAAGGGCCTGTGGCCGCAGTTATGAGCCGAGCCTTGACTACTGCATGTCGGCTGTATGGCAGCGATGTTTACGTTAAATTAAAGTTCAAAGAAATAGACTTGCGGCCCCCTGCTGAATTGGAAGCATTTTATACGATGAGGGAACAGCGGATCATGCAGCGTCTGAGTTATGGTATTATTACCGATGCTGAGATGCGCTATGAACTGGATATACCTTATCGCCCCGGTGCGCCAAAACTTTCAGGCACCCGGTTTTATGATCAGCCTGTTAAACAGGACACCTCAACGACAACCGGTGGGCAGGAAAATACGCTTCAGCCTGATTCAAGTACTCCGCGTAAGGGCGGCGGCAAGAGTCAATGAGTTTGCACCGGTTTAATTTTATGGTAATTTCCGCGCATGCATAAATTCCTATCTCAAAAAGACATCTCATTATGGTTAGGAAGCGAGGCCAGTTATAACCATGTAGCAGACTGTTATGCCAAAGCCATGGCTATGATAACTGCTGGGACTGGCAATGGAATGGATGAAGATGAAGACGGCCCTGAATCCCCTATTCTGACTATCTCTGACGGAATTGGGATTATTGATATCCACGGCTCGCTGATCGCCAAATCATCCTGGTGGTCCAGGATATTCGAAATCACTTCGTATGACGACATCCGCAATGCAATAGTGGAGGCTGTCGAAAGCCCAGACGTGAGGAGAATCATGCTTGACGTTGATTCATCCGGGGGCGAAGCGAAAGGAACCGGCGAACTAGCCGATTTCATTCGGGAAGCTTCCAAATATAAAAAGATTACCACTTATGTTTCTGGTACAGCCTTCTCTGCTGCATACTGGATCCCTTCTGCCTCAAATAAAATAGTGGGGCATAAAATGGCGGAGGCTGGCTCTATCGGGGTCATCGCCGTTTTGGCCGAATATACCGAGATGTACAAGGAGGCTGGCATCAAGGTACATGTATTTCGTGGCGGAAAATACAAGGCTTTGGGCAACCCTTATGAGAAATTGTCAAAGGACGGGGAACGCATTATTCAGGAAAAAATAGACACCATGGAAGAGTTTTTTCTTGACGCCGTTGCCGATTTTCGAAGGCTTGACCGAGACACTGCGAAAGAGTCAGTGGGGGAAGGCCGAACATTTTTTGCACAAGAGGCTGTTGACAACGGTTTGATGGACGGCATAATCTCGTATGACAAGCTTTATACGGCTATGGTTAAATCGATCTCAGCAGACTCTGACACCAATAGAACTCTATTAGAGGAACTTGACATGAAGAAAAAAGTGTTGACTGAACAAGCTATCGCGGCGAAGGCTGCAGGAGCCTCAAAAGAGGAAATTGAGGCTTTGATGGCTGAAGAAGAAGTCGACGAAGGTGGAGAAGCTTCGGATGAATCTGGAACTGAACCAGAATCTCAAGCCGAAGAGCCAGCGTCTGAAGAAGAAGTCGACGAAGGCGAAGAGTCTGAAGGCGGAGAGTCTGAAGGCGGAGAGTCTGATACTTCAGCCACAGATGCAGGCCTCATTTCTTACCTAAAGGACGAAAACAAGGAACTTCGCGCCCAGGTTGACGAGTTGAAAGGCGCGGCGGCCGCTGGAGCAGACGCCCAGGCCAACGAATCAGAACTGAAAAAAGTGGTCAGTGAATACATTGGCCAGATGTGTATTGCTTTGGGGATCTCTCCGATGAATATGTCCAGCATGTCTTCCAATATGTTGTTGACCCAATATGCAGACATCCGGAGGCAGTACACTTCAGAATTTACTGTTGGGAGTTCGGCCAACGTCCAGGACAAGGACGATACCGATTCCAAGGGTGAGGGCGTTTCGCATATTCAACGGGCAGCCGCGAAAGCGAACGAAATTTAACTTTTAATCAAGAGGTAAAATCATGGGTAGCACTACTCTGACGCGCTCACTGCTTGTAGATACTTCCTTAATGGGAATTATCACCGACGCATTGGGTGATAACACCGACGAATATTCTTCCGATTATGACATCGGTAAAGGCGTCGTTCTTGCGGCAGGCTCATACGATGCAGCAGCCAAAGACGATGAGATCGAAGGAATCATCACTTCTATCGAACCAGGCACTCGCAACTCCGGCTACAGTTGGGGAGGCGTACAGACCAAAGGCAGGGCACTGGCCGTTCTCGGGGCTTCCCAGGACACTACTGCTGCAGTTGGCGACCTAGTTGTGAACGATACCCCTATTGCGGTGGGCACTGCCGGCATTATCAGGGTTTACGGTGAGGGCTCTACCGGTTTTCCGTCCGGGCCTTTTAAATTTAACTGGCGGATCATTCGTATCGTCTCCGGCACTGGTGTTGCTGGCGATACTGTACTGATCGAGCGCGTATAACTGGAGGTTCAGACATGGCGCAATTAACTGCAAAATTCAAGTTCACCGATCTGGACGGAAAGCTCCAAGAAGGGGAAATCAGCGAAGAAACCTACAAGGAGGCTTCTGACGTTAGTCTGAGCGTTTCCCAACTGTTGGCCCGCAAATACCCTACTGACGCGACCAAATACGGCAGCATCCTGTCCCAGGCATTGTCATCCAAAGGCCTCGTTTTGAAGCCGAATGCTGAACTGGGGCTGTACCCCACCAGAATGAGCGAAGTCTTTAATGGGGTTAAAACCTTCGCTGGGGCTATTACTTCGCCGGACGGGGATGGCAACACTACTCCTGCGGGTCGACTGTTTTTTCCCGAGGTTATTCTGCAAACCATCGCATCTGCCCTCCGGGAAAATAAAGGCGACTTTTTTGCCGGATACGAAAGCCTGTTGAGTGGCACTGATGCGGTCAACGCTCCGGAATTCAAACGTGCAATCATTGATGAGACAGCACCTGAGGATTCGGAATCGATGTCAACGGCACAGTTGGCTGAGCCTCCGGCAATGGTCAGCATCACCGCGGCGAATCGGACTACCCCGATTCCTAGCAAAGCCATTGGACTGGTTATTTCTGATCAGGCCATCCAGACTGCTGCGTTTGATCTGGTCAATCTGGTTATGAGCCGCCAGGCTTACGGCGAGCGTGTTCGCATGGTGAACAATAACCTGTCTGACGTTCTGAACGGGAATTCGGACCTTGGCATGTCAGCTTTGAGTGTGGCGTATGTAGACACCCTGGACGCTGCTATCGTTACAGACGGGGCCATTACCCAGAAAGCGTGGGTGCATTACTTGCGTGACAATTATGAAAAGATGACGATTACCAATATCATCTGCACGATTGACACGGCACTGGCCATCGAAAACCGTACCAACAAGCCGATCTACTCTGGCGACGATCCTCGCAGCCCGCGTATCGACACTTTGTTCAGTATCGATAATTTGGGGCTGACTCCTCCTCGCGTCTTTCTGGTCGACTCAAGCGTGGTTCCTGACGATCGTATCGTTGGCCTGGATAATAACTGGGCACTGCGGCGCGTGGTTAATGTCTCAGCTTCCTACGAAGCAATCGAGTCATTCTTAATGCGTCGTGCCAAGGCTTTTCGGGTGGATCACGGGGAATCCCTGTACCGTCTGTATGACGATGCGTTCTCGTTGATCGACTTGGCAACTACTCCGTAAGAGCACAGGTTTGGGAAGCCGTTGAAAAAGCCGGGGATTCGTCCCCGGCTTTTTCATTTGTCAATTTGTTGGTTATTGAGTACTATTTGTTGACCTTAACAACTCATTTAACTGGAGAACAGTATGGCCCTTTCAAAAGCAAGCAAGCAGAAGGCAGAAACCGCCGTCGACCTTGACGACATCGCTGAAGAAGTCGAAGTGAATGAACCAGAAGCTCAAGAGGCTACTGAAGAAGTCAAAGTCGCGCCAGTCGAAGAGCCGAAGAAAGAGGCTGCTGAGACGGTGGAGACTGTCGCTAAAGAGCCAGAAGGCACTCCTCACTTGGTACTGCTGAAAGGCACCAGCCAGATTAATGATCCAGGCACCGGGGTTACTTTGATTAAAGGGCAGTGGGTAACCGTCCCTTATCTGTCTAAATGGGTTAAACGCCAGGGTGACGTTTATAACTATTTGGACTACAAGCCGATTAAAGATTGATGACTGTCGACTTTCTAGGCCTTACAGATACCGATGAAGTCAGGGCCTCTCTGGGCGTTGACGATACAGATATTCCGGATACGCTGATCACCAACCGGCGTCCGGAAGAAGATCTGGACATCGACCTGTTAACCTGGCTCCCTACCTATGCGACTATAATATCGGAAGGCAATGGCGCTTCACCGACAGATGCGCAGACGTTGAAGTATAAATTACTTAAACTGTATGCCAAATACTTCATCTCTGCCCTGATCGCCTCAACCGCCATTACTGCTATTCTGCAAAAAGAGTCGGATGGGTCCAACGAGGGGGCCAGGTTTAACGATGCAAAAGCCTTGCGTGAGTTGAAGACAAGTGCCGAAGGATATGCCGCAAACGCCAAATCAAAGCTTGAACAACTGGTGAGTCCAGCGGAATCCACCACCTATTCTCAGTTTGGCACTGTCTCCCCATCCTATGACCCGGTAACAAATGAATAATGGACCTTCGCCGGGTAGCTGCAAAATTTGAGCATACTGAGTTTGAGGGGTACGACGAAGATACTCAAACTTGGGATACAGAAGCGCTCACCGGTAAAGTTTTCCCAGTAGATAGGTTTCTATCCAACTTCCATAGGCCGACTCGCCGCCGCATGCTGGGCTTGGCTCCTGGGACTGTCTTGCCTGACTCCAGCACTATAAAAGTGCCTGAGACTGGAGAGATATTTATGATAGGGGAGGTCAGGCAGGATGCCAGAAATGGGGCTGCCTATGACTCTGTGGGTATCCTCCATCGCGCTGAAACCACTTGTACTGTCAATCGAAAAGCGCCGGCAGGCCCCACTGATAACCCAGGCCACCTGGTAAACTCAGAAATTGGCCATCATTACGTTGACATTGAATTACGTGCTCTCCAGGAACAAGAGGAGGCAGAAGAGGAATTTGAAGGGCATTATTTTATCGTACTGCCTCCGCATGCCGACATAGAAGAATGGGACCAGATCACTATAAGTTCTGATAATTACTTTATAAAGTCTTCTTATATAGATAGCGGTTTCAAATTCGCTCGTGCGGATAAACGGGAAGACCCAAGAGTAGACTTCACATACCATCGCCGGGAAGATACGTCTGCATACAACGCTTCTACGGGAGTAGTTACTGACGGCCTGGTAGGTTATGATGTCACCGGGTTCTCCATGCGGGAGGGGATTTTGAAGACTGACTTCTCCCTACCTAAACAGGCTGATATTACAATTATAGTAAGACAGGACCATATTGGATTTGCTCCGGTTTCAGAGGATGAGTTTACTTGGAAGTCGGTGAAATACCGGGTAAGCAGGGTAGAGTTGGATTTTCTGCAACAGCAGTATAAAATTCATGGCACCTTATGAGCAAGAATTCAAATTACGCCAAGAAGTTAACCAACATGTTGGGAAAGCTTCCATCAGAGGCCGTTAAAGCAACAGGCCGGGGCGTGTATCTGTCTGTCCTGCAGAACACCAGGCAGGACTCAGGGCAGGCGGCGTATAACTGGAAAACCAGCCTCAATACTACACAGCAGCGTCGGTATAGTCACATTTATGGCCAAGGGCCGGTAGGGTATAAAGGCGAAAAGCGCAGTTCAAGAGGGATGACAGATATCGTCATCGACGATCGGTATAAAACGTTTGATGATAAACTGCACTTCAATAAAAATGTCAGATTCGTCTTAATTTACAATCCTTTGGAAGACCCCGACCATGCAAGCAATGCTGAGTTGGAGTTGGCCATTGGGCTATCTACCGGGCAGGATTGGATGGACTCTTTAGCGGAGAGGGCGGCAAATGCCAACTTACGACTCAGCCGCTAGGATCATAGAGGATTTCTTGGATTCAAATTGGACGTTCTCTAAAGTCGCGTTTGAGAACGTGGCCGCTATAGATTATTCAGATGCTGACCGAAAAGCTTTGTCGCAGGGGGAAGATCCGTTTATTGCTGTTAAAATAATCTACGGCCCTTCCGCCGCCGCCGAAACCGGGCAGAATGCAATTAAGCGTACCTGGGGCAATCTAGCCGTCGATTTCTACACCAAAGAGAACAAAGGAACCAGCATTAATCAGACCAACATTGACAACCTATCGAATCTGTTTGAATATAAGACGATCAGTGATATCGTGTTCAGGGACATAACAGTTATGAGATCGGTGCCCATGGAAGGCTGGTTTATCACTCCAATTTTAGTAAGGTTTTATTTTAACCGATAGAGGAATGAACTAATGGCCTTCGCAGATACCGCCAATTACTCACTTGCTTATGCACCTGAAACTACTTTTGATACCCCTCCGACCACCGGATATCGCCTTCTGAGAAATACTGGCGAAGGGTTAAATGTAAACATCGAATCCGCCCAATCCGACGAAATCGACTCCGACGCCCAGTATACCGGTACCGTACAAGTGTCCGGCAGCTCTGCCGGGCCGGTCAATTTCCAACTCTCTTATGCTGAATATGACGACTTCCTGGAGGCCGTGCTACGGTCGGCCGATTGGGATGCTGGGTACAGCGATTCCGCTACTGACGTAGCCTCTCGGGTATTCACCGGACTGACAGACACAACAGGCTTGCTGCCGGGAATGATTGTTAAGGTCACTGGACTGACCGCATCCGCTGAAGACGGCGTTTTTACCATTGAAACCGTTAACTCCGGCACATCCTTTACCGTGGTAGAATCATTGACTGATGAAGCGAGTGGCACCATTACCGTCACAAACTCAGGCTACATCATGAACGGCACTACTCAACGGTCGTTTAGTTTCGAGAAAAATTTCATCGTAGATGGGAGTGACAACTTCTTTCTGATGTCAGGTATGAGGGCGGCCTCCATGTCCATGGCTATGTCCACCGGATCCATTGTCAGTGGCTCATTTAATTTTCAAGGAGCCACAGGACAAGCGTCAGCCTCTTCCCAAGAAGCCAGCTCATACTCGGCGGCCAACACCAACGAGTTGATGAACGCAGTATCTAACATCAATGGAATGTCCATGTACGCCGTTGATGTGAGTGGAAACTATACGGCCATTTCAGCCACCTTCCAGGAATTGTCTTTGTCTATAGACAACTCTATGCGTGATCAATCTGGTATCGGCAACTTGTTCCCGGCTGGTATCGGTGCTGGGCGTATAAAGGTAGAAGCAAACGCCACTTTATACTTTGCTGACCGTGACCTATTTGACCAATTTATTGTCAACGGCTCAGTGCAGATTCGCTTCCAAATAACCGACGCCGAAGACAACTACGGAAACCGGTATGGATTCGTATTCCCTGAGATGAAGATAGCAAGCCATGAAGTTGTGGCATCCGGACCTGATTCTGATGTAATGGCATCGGTTCAATTTACGGCGCAAAAGGATGTTCGTTCTGGTACCAGTAAATCTATTATCGTGTCAAAGATAGACGCGGTATAATAAACTTTCTCGTGGGTTGAAGTAGGCTAACCCCGGATAACTTCTTGCAGTTATCCGGGGTTTCTTTTATATTTTACTTCTTTACACAATCATTTGGAGAAACCACAATGGCATTTGACGTTTCCAAAGGCAAGCGAGATCGCTCAAAAGAAGTTGAGGGCGCATGGTTGCACCTAGACAAAGAAACAAAATTCCTGGTGGCCAGAGCAAACAACCCTGAATATAAGGCGTTCATTGCCAAGAATTACCGGGAAAATGAGTCATTAATTAATAGCCCGGTGCATACAGATGAGGCCGACAAAGTGGCTGATTCTGCTATGTTAGAGGCTACTGCCACTTTCATCCTAAAGGGGTGGGAAGGAGTTACCGACGCGGGCAAGGCAGTAAAATACACCCCCGCCTTGGCGATAAAAATGCTGGAAGAGCATGATGATATTCGCCAGCTTATAGAGGATTTCTCAAAGAACCGCTCCAACTACATCGACAAGCAGGATAAGAAGGACGCTGAAAAGTTGGGGGAATAGTAAGCTGGAACATTCAGTGGGGTGGAGAGAAGGAATTCAAAACCCTGCTGACGCACTATAAAAATACGGGCCAACTTCCTCCAGCCCTACAATACCGGCCACTTCCTACCCCTTCGCTGGAAATATATCTGGACGCTTTCTATGCGCTGTCAGCAGGAAGGCAGAATACCGACCACGTTATAAACCCGATCACGTTTTCCGACACAATGGCTTATTGCGATTGTGTAGGTGAGTTCAATAGATATGAACGATTACGATACTGGAAGCTTATCAATGCCTGTGACATGAAGTTTATTGAAGCGATGATTGACAAACGTAGCATAGAGGCAGCCAGAGCAGCAGCTAAAGCAAAGGCCAAGCAGAAGCTAAAACCTAGATAATCCAGTAACAATCATTTACACTCAATCTTATTTGACTTAGAGGTCAGACCCCGCCGTGTCCTTCGAAATAGGCCTTTCAACTGCCCAGGCCAGGGCTGAAGTAGACTCTCTTAATGCCAAGATTATAGGATTGGGCCGCACGGCAGATGGGGCGTCTGCAAAATTGAGGGGGTCTATTGGTTCTATGGGGGGGGCCAATGAGCTTCGAAACATTCAAGCTGCCATAACTGGCTTGAATGCTAATCTGACCAACATGAATTCCCAGTGGACGGACACGTACACCGCTGCGAGCAAAAATACCAAAAATCTAAGTGCGGCCGTACAAAATAAGACCAGAGTAATAAATACCGGCAGAAAAGCCAATGATGCTTATGGCGACTCGCTTCTTACTGTTTCCCAGAAAGCAGCTGTACTTCGTTCAAGTATGTTGGCGATGGGTACCCACGTCGGCATCTTTACTGCCAGAACCCTGTTAGCGGCTACGGCTGCCTACGGCTTTACAAAAGCTGTCAAAGGGGTAATTACCGTAGGGGCGTCATATACTCAGTCTTTGGCTGAAACCTCGGCCATCATAGGGGTCAATCGATCAGAATTAGAAGGCCTGTCAAACAGCATGCTGGAATTGGCAGAAATTACCAAATTCACAACTACTGAGGTCTCCCAGGCCGCTACAGTGTTGTCTAAAACTGGCTTGAAGACTGAAGCCGTTGCCGCAGCCCTACCTCCAGTATTGAATCTCGCGGCTATTGGAAGCATGGATATGGCTCAAGCCGCAGACATAGCCGCCAATTCAATGTTCGGGTTCAGGCTGCAAGCCACTGACCTTGAACAAGTTGTAGATGAGCTGGCATTTGTTGCCACCAACAGTAACACCTCAGTTAGGCAGTTGGGTATGGCTATGTCGTATGCTGCCCCGGTTGCTGCTGCCGCTAATGCCGAATTCGCGGATGTCGTCGCTATGATGGGGGTTATGGCTGACTCAGGTATCAAAGCCAGCAGGGCTGGAACAACGCTTCGTCGGGCCTATGTGAATCTTCTCGACCCTACTCCTAAAGTGGCAGAGGTTTTAAAAGACCTCGGCGTTCAAGTTCGGGACTCTGCCGGCGAGATGCGCGGCATGGTAGACATCATGGCTGACTTTGCAAAAGCCGGAGGTAGTGCCCAGGACTTGACCAGGATATTCGGAGTCCGGGCGGCCCCAGGTATGATAGCAATATGGAAAGACGTAGCAGCCGGCATTGCGGGGGCGGATTCTAAATTGAAAGATTTGATAGACCGCATGGGAACTGAAGGCGTGGGGGCTTCAGAGCGGATGCGTAATGCCATGGAGAAAAACTTGATCGACGTTTGGAAAAAGTTTGAATCCGCTGTTTCCGTTCAGGCTACCCGTGCATTCTTTATGATAGAGGAAGGCCTTATTTCAGATATTGAGGCTATGACAGAGTTTGTCAGAACTGCCGGAGACGTTGAAATCGCTGTGGCGCAATTAAAGGCAGAGGCTGAAAGTTATTCCAGTATTGCTGATTCTATATCATCGGCAGTCGTATCAATGGAAGCCGCCGCAAATTCAGGGGAACATTTGTCAGAGTTATTGACGATGATAGGAACCGGGCTGGGATCCTTAGGGGCATATCTGCGCGATCTTGGCATTAACATGGAATACATAATGAAAGCCGCAGGCGCTAGAACAGCAGCCAACATAGACATCATGAAATTGGAGTTTAAGTCAGCGGTTATATCTATGAAGATTTGGTGGGAGGAGTTTACTGCTTTCCTGGCTGTAAATATGGCCACTGCGTTGGATACTATTAATAACGCTTATCGTAGTCTTATATTGAGCCTGGCTGATATGACTAGGTCAGCCGCTGGCATGTCCAGGGATATTGGTGCTGATAGTCTAGGCGATCAGTTGGATTTTATTTCCAACAGGCTTACCAGGATTGCTGGAGAGGTATCTAATCAAGCCGGGTCAGTAGAGCAGGCATCCGCCAGAAAGATAAAAGCCATGGAATTGGAGCGGGCTGAACTACGCTCTCAAATGGCAGATCATAAGCTTGCTTCTGAAGAGTTAGTAAACCAGTACGAAAAAGAAGCTGTGGCTAAACTCAACGCCAGGGACGCCGCAGTTAAAGCCGCTAAGGATGAGATACTGTGGAACCGGGAAGCAGAGAGAATATTTGCTGAGATGGATAGGTTCAACGCACCTGAAGCTTCTGATGCCACTACTAAATCTCGTGGAGTAATGCCTGAGGGATATGGAAAGGACTTTGTAAAATCTTCAAAAGACAGCTTGAAGCAGTTGGTAAAAGAGCAGAAAAATTCCATCAAGGCTTCAGTAGATCAAATTAAACACCTGGAAAAACTTGGGCATATTGACCCATTTTCTGCCCTGGAAGCCGGGATAGAAAAAGTCCGGCAGGCCCTCCAATTAACAGATACTGAATTTAAGAAGCAGTATTCCAGTTTAAAAGATGCGTCTGATCTAATGGAGCAGGCTGGATATCACACCAGGGCTAAGGAAATAAAAGATGCGGCGATTGATTTAGCTCAGTCATACGGACTGCAAACAGAGGAATTCAGGAAATCCATCAGGGAACAGGAGCAAGCGCTTGACGAATTAGCTCTAAAATACAAACAAGTGTATTCCGGATTTGGCAAGCATGTTGAAAAAGTCCCATCTATTACCGGGTTTAAAGAAGGAGAATCGTTTGCCTCCAATCTGAGAAGTGAACAGCGAAGCCCAAGCGAGGCTTTTGAAAAAGAGCAAACTGAAAAGTTAAGGTTATTGGATGAAGCCTTTCAGGCTCAATTCAACATGCAACTGGACGCCCAAGACAGGATGTACATGTCAGCGGCAGAGTACGAAGCCAGACGCACTCAATTAAAGGAAGACGCAGAACGCGAACGGCTGTCTCGGTCTGCAGACTTCTATAGACAAGAAGTAATGATGGAGGAAAATCTCCACATCGCTAAAGCCAGAGCCTTGGCCTCCGGGGTTGCGGCGTATACCGCTGAAGGGGCAAAATCCAGCAGAAAGCTGTTTGAGTTAAATAAGGCTGCCAGAATGGCTCAGATCATAATTGACACCCCGGCAGCAATATCTGGGGCATACACCCATGGGGCGGCCCTTGGCGGCCCCATATTGGGGGGAACATTTGCTCTGCTGGCAGCCGCCAATCAGGCTCAACTACTACAGCAAGCAAGATCAGCCACATTCGACGGAGGGGGAACCACTGCGTCTACTCCGGTTACGGCCGCCGTCCCCCAGGCGGCTTTGGATATCCCTCCGCAATCTGACGCCCTATTTAATCAAACTAATACCGGGGGGCAACAAAATACGGTGGACAGTTCCAATACGGCTAACAGGGAGGTTAATTTCAACATTAGTGTGTCAGCGATCGATGCTGAAGGGGCCTACAATTTCATAGATAGGTACAAGAGTAAATTCGTCACCCAAGTGCAACAGGAATACGATGACAGGGGTCGAAGGGGAGGTCCATTGAGATGAGCGGTTCGTTCCCAACTTCGCCTCTGCCGTCATCCGTCACCATGCGCTCGACAAACACCAATGTAAACAGAAGTTACTCTCAGTCTGGGAAGCGTAATGTCAGGATAATTTCAGCGCAAAAATGGGCCTTGCAGGCCACGTTTCCTGACACACTGTCAAAAGACCAACTGATGCCGATATTCTCTTTTCTGGCATACCAGCAAGGTGGCTTTGACACGTTTACTATCACGTCTCCTGATTTATCAACTCCAAGAGGAACTCCGACCGGCACACCGGTAGTCAACGGAGCTGATCAAGAGGGAAGGACTATAAACACGTCAGGGTGGACGGCCAATACAGAAATATTCAAAGACGGTGACATACTAAAGTTTGCCGGCCATACTAAAGTCTATATGATCTATGGAGATGTCAATTCTGACGGATCCGGAGATGCTACCCTGGTCCTCACTAACCCGTTGTTGGAATCACCAGCCGATTCTGAATCTATCACTGTCAATGATGTTCCATTCACTGTTGAGTTGGTATCGGATATTTCAGAATATTTGGTAAGAGGCCCTCTCCTGTATAACGTTTCAATAGACTTATTAGAAGCCTACTGATGCGCCAGCTAAATTCTAATGTCTTGGCGGAAATCGCCAAATCAAAAACTTACCCAATCGTACTGGTTGACGTTAATCTTGATTCTGGAACCCAGCGGTATACCAACGCGCATGCTAACGTTTCGTGGAATTCAAATACTTATGTTTCAGATAGAAGACTCAGGGACTTTGGCGATATAGGAGAAGATCTGGAATTGAAGGTTGGCTCAGTGGCTTTCAGATTTAATGCTGAAGACCAAACTTTGCTGGCAACTATACTGTCAGAAAACCCAGTCAATCGGATTATAGAATTGCGCAGAGGGTTATTAAATACCAGCACTTATCAATTAATCCTTGACCCTATACTGATCTATGCAGGAAGAATAAAGTCATTTGAAATGGAGGAGGTCCCAGGGGGACAGTCAGTTATATCTTATGATACTGGGTCCATATTGGCCGACTTTGATAGAACCGGAGGGCGCAGGACAAATCAACAGGATCAGGAACTTTACCTGGCTATAAAAAACTCAGGATATGGGACCGCTACATCGGCTAATGCCGGAGGAACCATATTGTCTGACTCTTCGGCTAATTTTATGGTTGAAGGAGTTGGAATAGGGGGAACCATCACCAATGTAACTGATGGTTCTTCAGGCACAGTTACACTTATATCGTCCAATAACCAAATAGTCCATACTGCACTTTCAGGAGGGTCCGACAATCAATGGGAGGTTGGCGATGTGTGGCAGGCCTCGGCCCCGGTTGATAAAGGATTTGAATTCGCGCACATGAACTTCTTTGATGTCAAGTGGGGGAGGGGGTAGCGAATGGGAAATATAATAACAGATTTTGTTGATGACGTATCTGATGCCTGGAACGACTTTACTGAGGATCTTAGAAACTTCGTACAGGAAGGCATTGCAGGGCTATTCGGGTATGAAGAGCCTGAAACGCCTGACGGCACCTTAGTTACAAAGCAAGGCACTGTTCAGCCATTGCCGGTCATTTATGGGAAAAGGGCTGTAGGAGGTACGATAATCTATGAAGAAGCCACAGGAACTCAAGATCAAAATTTTTGGGCAGTCTACGCTATCTGCGATGCTGATTACCCGATAGAAGGAATATCTGAAATATATTTTGATGATGTGTTAGTGGTGTCAGAAGGAGTAACAGTGCCTGGGACCAAGTATGAAGGGCACTTCCTATGCGAAATAACTAACGGGACACACTCAGGACAACCATTTACAGTTTTGGAGGCGTCCAGTGACGGAAAATGGACAAGTGATCATAAGTTGTTAAATACTGCAGCAGTGGCAATTCGTTTCACGTGGAACGAAAATGTTTATTCAGGGCTACCAAAAGTTCTATTCACTGTAAAAGGGATGAAGACCATTCTAGTAAATTCATTGCCTACAGTAGGCAGAGCCTATAATGATGACCCGGCAAACATTGTATTTGATTATCTTACTAACCCCATTTATGGAAAGGGGCTAAGCATAGTAGACGGGGAAGATCTCAACATATCTACATTTCAAGACACTTTAGACTATGGGGACGATCTGATTACCTCCTATTCCGGGGGTCCGTCACATAAACGATTCTCCTGCAATATGGCGGTTTCAACCGACAACAGCATCATGAGCAATATACCTAGAATATTGCAAACATGCAGGGCTTCCCTCCCTTACTCAGATGGAAAGTTCAGCTTGATGGTTGAACGGCATTACACGGTAGCTGAATACCAGACTATTGACCCAACCCTAACGGATTACTTCGACTTTAATATTGACAACATTATAGGTGGTTGGAAGTTCAAACAAGGAGACGTGTCGTCCAGGTATAATAGGGTCAAAGCCATATTTGCCGATGAAGACATAGGGTATAAAAGCAATTTCGTTGCCGTAGAATCTTCAGCATTCAGGATAGAGGATGGCAGGCTTCTTGAGAAAACTATAAACCTGGCGGGAACTACTAACAGGTACAGGGCTCTTGACACGGCATCCGTAGTATTGCGCAGATCCAGGCAGCAGATAACGGCGGCCTTTGTAGCTACTCAAGAAGCCTTGCAAGTGAGAGCGGGCACTATAGTTACCATTACCCACCCTACCCCAGGGTGGACGGCCAAGCAATTCAGGGTAGCCAGTATGTCGTTACTGGCCAGTGGCAATGTATCTGTATCAGTGGTGGAACACGAATCTACTGTATATGATTTATCTCTGCCGAATGAATATGCCACTCCGGCAGACACCAACCTGCCTGACCCAACTGTAGTGCCTGACCTCACAGGGTTGACGCTGGTTTCCAACGAAACAGTTCTTATTATTGGCAATGACGGAACCTTGGTTCCAAGAATAAAAGTCTCGTGGACAGCCTTAACAAACCCATACATTCTCGGATACGAAGTAGAGTATAAAAAATCTGCTGATAGCATCTATTTACCCGCCGGGACGGTCACCTCTGCAACTGGGACAGAGTTGTATATTGATAACGTAACGGAGTCGGTTGATTATAATGTCAGGGCAAGAGGGTACAATTCTGCGGGGTTTTCAGGAGCGTGGGTTTATGAGTTGAGCCATACAGTTGTTGGCAAAACTTCTAACCCTTCGGACGCCTCCTCGATCTCATTTCAAACCATTGCTGGGGGCATGCGGCGGATCTCGGCAGAGGCCACTCGCCCGGCGGACTTCAAAGGATTCTTGATCCGCGCCAGGGCTGGTTCCAGCTATACAACTTGGGGCGAACTCTCTGTTGCCAACGGCGGGTATGCACTGCACGACGAAAACGACCCGGTAACCACCCTGCCATTCGAGACCGCGCTCATCAATGAAGGGTCGGTGACCATCGGCATCAAGTTGGTAGACACCTCCGGCAACGAGTCAGTCAACGCAACTCTGGCAACCTTCAGCGCCACTGCAAGTCCTGGCGATTGGGAGACGATAACGGGTGCCGGAAAGCCAGATGATTTCGCCAACTCAATAACCGACCCTAATTTCCTGCGCATAGTACAGGGGAATCCATCATTGTGGGAAGACGCGACCGCCGCCAACAATGCGACCTATGGCTACATCGGGGAAAACAACTCGGCCGGCTGTCGCATAGACGCGGACGGGACGATAAACGACGTGATTTATGAGGGGTATTATCCGGCTAACCAAGGAGACGTTATTTATGTGTCGGCGCGGGTGTATGTGTCGGCGGATTTCAACGGCAGCTACGGTATCGCCTCAGGTACATTCGACAACTCATTGACAGAACTGCCATCATGGCCGGGCTATACTACAACTGCAGGAACCACTGGGGTATGGAAAACTATTACAGGGTCGTTTCCGGTTTCGCATGCATCTGCTGAATATACCCGTCCCCGGTTAACGGTTAGGCCAGACGCTACTACAGGTTATGTGAAATTCAGCAGCGTTTATTTGTCGCGCTCGGAACTCGGCGCAGACGTCACCGACTACGATGCAGCTGCAGCAGATGCCCAGGCCCGTGCCGATGCCGCGCTGGTACTGGCTCAGTCTTTCACCGAAAGCTGGAGTGATGAAGGCGCGACAGTCGGCGCGGATTGGGATTTCAATGTCGCTAACCGGCCCGCCGATGCCGATATTTTGAACAGCGAACTGTTCCAGACTACCGATATCACCGTGACTGTCGGCACCGGCGGCGATTATGCAACCATAAATGCGGCCATTACAGGATTGACGCAGCTCATTGCGACCAGCCAGGAAGATGGCTTAACCGCTACCATTAACCTGCTGGCCGGGTTTCAAATAGATGAACAGATTACGGTCAATGGACTCAACCTGAGCTGGATCATTATTACCGGAGTCGATGCTTCGACCGATTTGCTCATGTCAGCAATGACTACGGACAACGATCCCACCTCGACTTATCCCTGGGCGTTCAGTGCGCTTAACGGAGGCCGGCTACCTGTCATCGCACAGAATTTGAATATTATTTACTCTGCCGGCGTGTCTGCAGGACTGATCTCTGTAGATGGTGCCGGGTCTCTCGGTTATTTCGTCGATGGTTTCGAAACTCCGAATACCACTATTATGACCTATGGGTTAAGGGCAAATCATGGGGGCGTGATCATTGCCGAAAACTGCGATCTTGGGGCTCATCGGTTAAATGCCTATTATGGCGGAAAAATATATGCTGACGGCAGCACAGCCAGGGGGTTGACAGCAAGCCAGGATGGACTGATATCCCTGCAAAATGGTGTTTTAAACACTGGGAATTATACAGGGAACGCCTTTTCAGCGGCCTCTTATGGGTCAAAGCTATTACTCGACCAGGTAACAATCAACATTGGCCGGACCTCATACAGTGCAACTTCCGGTCTAATATTGATCATCAACAGCAGCATTCTCGATATGGACAACGCAACGGTGACGGGTGATGAGTACCTGGGATATGGTATTGCCGCGAAGAACAGCAGTCAGGCATCTGTGAATAGTCTCGATTTAGGCGGTATCGGCGTCGAAGCATTCTCCGTCGAAAAGGGTTCCATGATGAATGCCAACGGCACCACCGGAACCCTCAATCAGAGCCCTAACGTCATCACGTCTGACGGCCTGATCTTCCGCTAAAGAAACCGGCACACGCCGCCCGTATCCGGGTTATCCGGGTCAACGGCATCCACTCGCTTGAGCGGATCCGCATACTGATCGCGCGGACTTTTATAATCGTTCGGCTGCTCGATCGGCACCGGGTCCGACCACTGTCGGCCTAGGTTGTTTAGTTCCTGTTGCCAAACCGGCGGAGGACCGCTTTGGCAAGCTGTGATTAATAGTAAAGTGATGAATGATAACTTTTTCATGACATGCTCCATTGATAGTTAAGCTCGCCTATATTTGATATCATAAGCTTTCTGCGTGTTTATGTCAATAAGTTGGAGGCAACATCCATCGGGTCGTTGATAAGAGATCGCAGTTGCGCTACACTTCGGGCAATCAAACCGTCGGAAAAATTCCCCATGTCCATGGTATGTATCTCCGCAGGGCACAACCCGGACAAGAAGGGTGCCAGCTTTAACGGGTTTTATGAGCACGACGAAGCCTGGGAGTGGGCCATGGAATTGGTCACCCTGGTCAGCGAAAAGTACACGGTTGACCTAGTGCCAACCGGGGCGTTAAAAGCCAAGGTAGATTTTATAAATACGGCCAAACCAGACTTGGCTATGGAGATCCACTTCAACTCTGCCGTCAATTCAGAGGGTGAACACACAGGATCAGGGTCAGAGACGCTTTATTACCCAGGCAGCAACCGCGGCATGCGGGCAGCAAAGATAGTGCAAAGTCATTTGTCACCCATATTCAGCCCTGATCGCGGTGTAAAAGAAGGGTATTACCAATTAAACCCGTCCAAACCGCCCGACTACTTTCTCCGTAAAACCAACTGTCTGTCTCTTATCGTAGAACCTGAGTTCATCCACAAAAAAGTATTGATACAGGAACACCGAGAAGCTGGCTGCAAGGCCTTAAACGCAGCTATTTCAGAAATCCTGGAGCTTATTTCACGATGATTAAGGCTATCATTGCAATCGTTATTCTGGCAGTATTTTCTGGCGTTTCGGCTTTTGCTGTAAAACTGTATACCGAAAGAGACCAGTTTCAGAAAGATTTAGCTGTAGCCGAAAGCGCAAATGCAACTCTGAATTCAGAAATGGACAGGTTGAACAGTCTGGTGGCTGAGAAGGAAGCGCAGATTATCCGCCGCGACAAGTTTATCAAATCCCAAAAAGCTCAGACGCAGGAGAATGAACGTGAACTTGAACAGGCTCAGAAAGAGCTTACCGACAAAGAGCTTGAATGCCTTAATTCCAGCGTTCCTGCTCCTATCATTGACTTCATGCGTATCAAGCCATTGTCCAACAGTAGTGGAGCCAAAGATCATCAAGTTGTGTCCAAGCCCTCTTCTGTACTCGGAGGTTGAGATTACAGGATTTTTCGGGGGTTCGTGGGGGGATTTGGCGAAATATGCTAAAGGACTTCAGTCAGATGCCCAATTAATGGCGTTCGATCGTAGGGAGATAGCGGGGTTCTGCGAAGGTGAATAGTCAGGAAATTCATAGAGAGGACCACGATTTATTGGCCAGTATGGATACCCGCCTGGTCTTGGTTGAAAAGGAGTTGGAACGCATGGCCGGCATGAGAAAGTTGTTGTGGTCTACCCTGGTTTTGGTACTCATTCAAGGGGCTGTAGCAGTTTATGGATTCGGCCGAGCCATACAAAAGTTAGAATCCATTGATCCGTCAGTAATAAAAACTGACATTTCAACTATATATGACAAACAACTATCTGCTATCCGGGATGAGCAGAGCCGACTCACTTCTTCAAGCGACAGGCTATGGGAGGCCTATAACGGGTTGAGGGACGTGATGGCTGTAAAAGACAGAGACACTTGCACCCGAGAAGAAGCGCGACAGATTCGTTCTGAAATTAACTCCACTGTAGAACAACTGCAAAACAGAGTTTTACGTCTTGAAGACGGAGCCCTTAACAATGGCAATAGAAAGTACAGCAACGGTCACTACTAACGTCAATGTTGATGCAAACGTAGACCTTACTTCTCAGATAATGGGGATCCTAGGTGACGTAGTGCAGTCCACCGGCATCTGGCTCCCCATGGCGCTTCTGGTATCCATTGTGCTGGTTCAGGGGATCAAAATGCTGCTGAAGTCCTTGATACCACTGGAATGGAAGCAGTATAGAAAATTTGCTACCTTTATAATTGCCTATGTCTTAGGGTTTATAGTTGGCGTTTATTTTATTCCAGGTGACGATTCTACCAAATACGCAGCTTTTGTGGGGGCTGTAAACCCCTCTGTATATTTTATTCTGGTTCAATATGCTGTAGCACGTAATAGGATCGTTCTGCTTTCCTGGCTGAAGATGCGTCCTTTAAAACGAAGCATTGAAGGCGAATTGTCTTTGGAGGATACTCAAACCTTTATTGTAAAACAGCCGAAAAAGTAATACTGTTACTTTGCTGTGTGTTGAAACTGTATTAAATTGTTCATCTATTACTGGAAGATATAAAATGAAATTTACTATTTTCGCTGCAGCGTTGTTGCAGCAGGTCTGCATCAACGAAAAAGAGAGGTATTTTTGCTATGAATAAGTCCGCCGAGGATTTTAACGGCACCCATATCCACGAAGTGTGGGATTCCAGGCTATCAAAAGCTGCTCCGACTATATATAACCCGGAGGGCGGGACGTGGTTTTGTCGCATCCATGCACATGATGGCAGCGGGGTGCTGGCCGAATACGATACCGGTATCAAGGTCGTGCCTGGCGACGACGATGACCGATCGGCATTTAAAGAAATTTACGCTTGGTTGCACTCAGTGCGGGACGAATTCTCGCGGGACGACATTGATGAGCAAAAAGAGATATTATCTCTGCGACGAGCCTGTGATGAAGAGTTACACTCCCTCAACAAGCAACTAGCTGATGAGTGGAATGCAAACGGGGGCAAAAAAACCTCCAAATATTACGAACTCAAAGGTCGCTATAATGAGCAACTGATGAAAAACAAGGAACTGATCCAGCAAGCGAAAGCGTTAGCGGCTGAAAAATTTGAACAGCGGATGGAGGGTTAGGATATGAGTATTTTTAGGTCAGACGCGTATCGTACGGCCCGCGGGAATGTCCACAATACCCAACGCGGCACCAGCGCCCTACTTAGGGTACGCACTGGTGCAGCTAATGGCGTAGGCGGGGCGGGAACGCTGCTTGGAGAATTAACTGGCAACGCCGCTGGATGGGGGTCCACGGTGGCCGGCGTTAATACGGCGAACGCCATCACAGCCGACTCCAGCGCAGACGCTACCGGGACTGCAGGCCATATAGAGATATTGACATCCGCAGCATTGTGGCTGGAATCTCGTGACTTGAATACCGGTGACGGGGCAACCATCGATAATGCGTCAATTGTTGCGGGCCAGCCAATTCAATTATCTGGGGATTTCACCATCACCGAGCCGCATGACGACGGCGTATAAACTGATTTAAGTGAGGAAATAACATGAAAAAATTATTTTATGCAGCGGCATTTATTGCTGGATTGGCGCTGCTCCAAGGGTGTAGTGATACTGTTGCACAATCACCGACTCCGCATCATTTCACCGTAGTTCCTGCGGATGAAATGGCGCTGGAGTTTACAATCTATTGTGGGCAGGCATCGGGGGCCTATACCCAGAATGTAAACATCCCATCTGACAGCACCAACCGGGCTAACCCGGTATCCATCGATGTGATAGATGTACATTTACCAGACGGCGGTAATTATTGTGCAGCAACAGCGCGTAACTTTAGGGGAGAGTCTGGCTACACACCAGAGATATTTGTAACAATACAGGATGGGGATCTTTTGACCGGCCCACCATCAACACCCTCACAACTAACAGTCGATTAGGAGTAAACCATGGCGATAAAAGAAAACTGGCTGAACGAAAACCTGTGCAGCTTTGATGAAAAGGTACGGGTTGAGTTAGGTCCACAAATCATTGAAATGGAATGCAATGATGACAACCTGAGCGACGCGGTAACCGAGTCTTATTACCAGACAGGCGGTAGGGATGCGTATGGACGTGTCATTCGCAAATCGGTGGTAGAACAGGAATTGGACAAACATCTGTCTGATAAATCGCTTAACCCGGCGCAAGTAGCGGTGGCGCGCAAACTTAAACAGGATCTTGCGAAAGATACTTTCGGTGCGGTCGAGAATGGCGAGATGATGGCGGTTGTTGACCGGCAAGCCAAATTAGCGCCAATGCTGTGGAAGATCTATCAAAACCAGGACACAGGACGTGTGTACGAAAAAGATCAGCGCGACGGTATCAATAAAGTGGGCGAGCCTATTATGCGGTTTGTCAAGGTCGACGAGCGCGAAGACAGGGATGAGGCTCTGGCTATTGCCAAAAACCTTGCAGAGGGGATGTAATCATGCCGTATATCAATACCAATATTTTTGACAATGGGTTGACCACGATTGCTAGCGCAACCGGGCAACGGGTTGATATCAACTACACGCAGGAACCTACAACATATACTGAGGCTACCAGCACGTATAGTTGCGGAAACGAAACGGCGTTGACTTTGACTGCCATCACAAATCATCCGACCAGCGGACGAGAAGTGAAAACTCCTGCAATTACCGATGGGGATACAACAGCTAATCAGACGGCGGGCTGGTGGTCTCTGACCAATGCATCGGATACGCTCCATGCCGCAGGCGCGTTATCAGCAGCTCAGGCTGTGACATCAGGGAACAAGTTTACACTGGGCGCAATCTCCGTAGCAATTCGTGGCGCTACTGCGGCGTAAGCACTCACCGGCCCGGAGCCTGACTGGAGCCGGGCCGGTTTTTACAAAATAAACGCGGGGTGTTAAATGACGTTAAACGCCGCAAATCACACGATGATGCTGGAGGGTAGCGGTGATGTTACACACATCGGTAATCCTGATTTCATTCTGCATGTAAAAAATTCACACCGGATTATCACCGCCAGTAATGAGTCGTGGCAACCGCTTGGAGTGCACTCCAGCTCCATTGCCGCCCAAATCACAGTGGCTACCGCCAAATCATATCTGGACGATCTGGTTGCTAACGGGATTAATGCTATATCCTGTATGGTGCCTCAGAGTCTTTTTACGGATAATACTCCGACATGGAACAATGAGGACGGCAATCCGCCATTTGACTCAGTAGTACCGTCAACCTCGTCGCTGGATTTTACCGATCCGAATTCTGCCTATTGGGCCAATGTGGACGAGATCATCAACTACGCGGCCACGAAGGGTATTATGTGTGGTTTAGCCTGCTGTTTCCTCGGTAATAGTTTCGGGTCAGAGGGGTGGGCAACGCACATATCAGATAATGGCACAACACGAATGCAAGCTTACGGCGAGTGGTTGGGTAATCGTTATAAGGATTACCCAAATATATTTTGGATAATCGGCGGAGATGAGCATCCTGATTACGGCCCTGATCTGACCTCTCATATGGACTCTGTCGCGAATGGAATAAAAACCTACGATAAGCGGCATTTAATGACCGCACACGGCAAGGATAACAATTCATCCTTAGATGACTATCCCGGTAAATCATGGCTCGACATTAACCTGAATTATTCTCTCCCATGGTCAAGTATATGCGCTCAAATAAGGGGCGATTATCAGGAAACATCACCTTTGCCTGTTGTTCAGGGTGAGACGACATTCGGCAATCAGGATGGGCAAACTGATCTAGGCGTAATGAGATCGGTCTATCAAGGTATATTACACGGTGGTTTTGGTCATTTTGCAGGTATGGCTCCGCTTTGGGGATTCGGCTGTTCTGCTATGGATGTGGTTAAAAATGATGGTACCTATACATGGCAGCAGACCGTTAATCCAGGGCATTACGGATTTCAATACTTACAATATGCGAGACGATTGCAGGTAGCACGTGATTTACCCGAGCTAACACCTGACTACGCTGGAACTTTCGTAACAGCGGGAAAAGGAACGGAAGGTTCGTCTTATTCCCCGGTCGTCGCGGATTCGACTCAATTAGTGGCGTTTTGCAATCAAGGCGCGGATTTAACGGTCGACCTGTCTCAATTTGACGGGAGTTTAACAGCTCGCTGGTTTGACCCAACGGATGGCAGTGTGACTACTGACGGAGGCAGCCCATACACAAACTCAGGGTCAAACCAATTCACAACACCAGATAGTGGGGACTGGGTATTGTTGCTGGATCTCGTATCTTTAGGGTTGGGTGATCCGTGACAGTCGTTGTCGGCAATAATGGCTCAGCTTTCGATACCGGGGCTGTCGCCAGTCTGGAAACCGCGTCGTTTTCGGTATCAGGTACAAATCGTCTATTAGTTGCGTTTGCCGGTAACGGCAGCGGCACGACCAATGTCAACTCGTTGAATTGGGGCGGCTCAGGCGGCGACGCGATCAATGATTACGCTGGCAATCTAGTATCAATGGATTTGCGCGCTCAGATCGCGCCAACAGTACAAACATCCACAGCCTATGCATCATGGGCATCCGCGCAGCCAGAACCAGGGTTACTTGCGGTCAATCTGACTGGCGTTGATCAAACGACCTCAGTACGCGATCAAAGCGGCAGCGATATCGCGTCAAACAGCGGAACCGGAACCACTGCATCCTTAACAATTAACACATCCACGGCAGGCGATGGCGATCTCGTTGTCGCTGTCTGTGCTGGCGTCTGGTCGAATTCAGGCGCACACACATTAACATTTGAAGACGCCAACGAGATAGATCAGGTCCAAACTGGCGAGGTCTATTATTCAATGGCCTACAAACAGGCCACGGGCAGCACAACCACGCTACAGTGGACATTATCAGGCAGCCAGTTATCCGGTTGGTATGTTGTCGGATTTGCCGTCATACCTGCGGCGGCGGGGTATGATTTAACACCTGTCAGCGCAGAGTCAGCTAGTGAGGTTAGTTCACCGACCCTTGGCGTGATCTATGGTCTAGCAGCAACCAGCGTAGAATCAGCCAGTGAAGTCAGCTCTCCTACCCTTGGTGTGCAGGGGACGTATGATTTAACAGCAACCAGTGTTGAATCGGTTTCTGAAGTCACCAGCCCAGATATTGGGCTGGTATATCAATTAACAGCCACTAGCGTTGAATCTGCATCAGAAGTTTCTAGCCCTACCGTCAGTGTGCAGGGGACATATGATTTAACATCTGTCAACGTTGAATCTGCAAGCGAAGTAAGTTCTCCGGAATTACACCCATTCACCGGATATAACCTGACATTCTTCACGGTTGATTATGCTGATTTCGACCCGGAATCTCCGTTTTTTGGCGATGCCACCTATCAGAACATAGTGTCTGGAGACGCCTGTCACTACGAGCATACAACACCGGAGGATGGTCTTTCAGTAAGTATGTCCGGTACGGGTAAGTTCACGTGGTCTGGAACCCAAACACAGCAGAATACTATAGATTTTGAGATATTCGACGCCAGCGATTTCACCTACGGCACAGCCGGGACGATTTATCTTGCGGTATCATGGGGGGAGCAAGGTGTCGAGTCTGCTGCTGAGGTATCAAGCCCGGCTCTTGGTATCATATATCAACTGGATGCGGTCAGTGTAGAATCGGATTCAGAGGTATCAAGCCCCACTGTTGGACTCATATATAACCTCACAGCGACCAGCGTCGAGTCTACCACTGAGGTATCAAGTCCCACTATTGGGCTCATATATGACCTCACAGCAACCAGTGTAGAATCGGATTCAGAGGTATCAAGCCAGGCTCTTGGACTCATATACAATCTGACGGCTGTCAGTGCTGAAGCTGTAAGCGAAGTGTCATCCCCTGTTTTAGGGATAATTGGAATCTATGACCTGAATCCAGTCAGTGTCGAGTCTGATTCAAAGGTTTCCAGCCCTACGCTAACGCAAAACCATCAATTAACCGCGATCAGTGTCGAGTCTGCGTCAGAGGTTTCCAGCCCGGCACTTGGAAATATTTATAGCATCACAGCAACCTGTGTTGAGGATGGTGAAGCGCAAAGCGCAAATATTCAGACGCTGGTGCAGATAACTGCAGACCAGTATGAAACTGACGATACTCAGAATAGCAGTGTCCAGGTGGTTGCCAGCGTCTCTGCAAGCCAAACGGAAGCGGATGAAACTCAAAATGCCAACCTTAATGCAACCAATGCCATCAACCTGGCATTTACCCAGGTTGAGGAAGAGGAAACAACCAACCTCAACCTCAGCTCTACTGTATCTCTCAGCATGCCGCAAATTGAAAATGGTGAGGCGCAAAACTCTGATTTCAGCGTATCGGCGTCGCTCGGTGCGGCTCAGACCGAAGAAGTTGATACCCAGTCAGTTAATTTACAGGTCCAAACGTCAATGACGTTCAGCCAGATGGAGGGGGATGATTCCCAGTCAGTAGGTTTTGACGTATTGGTTGGCCTGTCGATGACACAAACAGAGGTTGTGGAAGCTCAGACATTGAGCCTCAACGCCACTGACACTCGCAGCCTGTCGTTTGGCATCATAGAGGGCGGAGAAACCCAGGTATTCAATCTCAGTGTTCCGGTTAACGTATCGATGGCTCAGACTGAAGCTTTTGAAGACCAGACAGCAAACTTAGCTACCACCCTATCGTTGGCTTTCAATTTGACAGAAAGTGCGGATGTACAATCTGCTCACTTTCTAGCAGGCGTCTACGATCTAAACTCCATAACACAGACTGTCCGCATCCCAAGGACTAAGACCTTAAGGATCCCTTCTTGACCAGTTGAATAAAGCCATCCCTTGGCTTATCATGCCTGTAAACTTAAAATCTGAAGGTATTGTAGTGTGAGCAGAACCGTCACATGGAAAAAAAATCTTAAGTTGGATCCTAAAGATGTCAGTGACGACTACTTATTGGCGATTGATTGGTCTGACAAACTTGGTACTGACACAATAGTAAGCGCCGACGTCTCTTCAGATTCTGGAATTACTACTACGGTGTATAGCAGTACTGACACCACCTCTATTATATTGATAAGCGGGGGTGAGGATGGCAAATCTTACACAGTTACTGCTAAAGTATACACTGCAGTGCAGCATTTTGAGCGATCGGTAATTGTACCGGTCGAGGAACTGTAAACAAACCTTCGAGGTAAGCATGTTAGACGATATCATTGAAGCTGTAGAGAGTTTTGAAAAACTGAACCAGTCAGAACTCAGCCAACGTAATGTCTCCGGACTGTTCAAGATCAAGGCTGAGTTGGAGTTATTGAAGTCAGCATTTCCTGAAAAGAAGAAATCGGCCAAGAAGACTCTGAAAGTGGGGGTTGAAGAAGGTGAAGGCGGGGATTAAAAGTGCTCTTCACTTGAATCTCCTTCCAACTGCTCCGTATACCGCAGAAGAGCCTGCTCATTAAGACGACGCTGTATCTCTTCAACACTGTCCCTGAGAAAATCTATATTGCAAGTGTGGTCCTGCAATTCTCCGTCGTCATAATAAGTCTGACAAGAGGCTGAGTGGCATAAAAACAGGATTCTCCTTAATTCCAACTCTGTTTCAGGGATGTCAGGAAACTTTCCCCCCATCAGCTTAAACATAGTCACATCTCAATAACATTTGCAGCCACGCCCCTGTCCGATTCCCGGTGTGTGACCATCAACACTTGGCCATGCCCCAGAAGAGCCCCAGACAGCCGCATAGCATTTTCTTCCCGCATTGACTCGGTAGGCTCGTCTAACACAACAAGCGGCATTGACGCCCTCAGGGACGACGACAGGGCCAACCTTACCGCAACCCCTATGAATCCTTTCTGAGCCCCTGAGGCAGCCGCTACTGGTGCGTAGGTGCCATCTTCGCAGAACATGAAGCCCCGCTTTTCGTCTTTAGATAAGGCAGTTATCTTGCCACTGGTGGCTTGATTCAAAAAATCTGAAGCAGTCGATAATATGTTAACCCACACAGATGATAAAAATTTGACTCTGGATTCCTTCAAATATTTGACAAATGACTTCAAGGTTTTTACTTCTTTCAATGAGGCCTCAAACTTCTTCTCATCTTCAAGAACCGTCTTCCAGTTTTGAACACTGGCTTCTGCCTTGGCCAGGTCGGTGGACAATTTAACCAACTTCGGGTTCAATGAGTCTATTGCCTGGTCGGCCAATTCCAGGTCGGTCAACACAGTATTGAGGTCAGATTCAGAGACAGATATTTTTCTCAAAGCCTCGACAATTTCAGACATTTTTGTTGAATTGCTGTCGACCCTTATCTTCAACTTGTCCATTTCCTGCTTCACAATATTGATATTGGACACCAATCCTCTCCTTTCTGCCAATTGGGTCCTCAAGGTTTCCAGGTCCACCTCTTCCCTTTCAATGGAACTTGGGTCGGATAGGGTTGTGGAGGCCAATTCGTCGGCAAGTTCTGCGGCTTCTTCACTCCATTGTTTAGCTTTCACCGCCCAGTTTTTGTATCCAGAGGTGCGGGCTGATATGGCCGCATCAGATTCCGCCTTGAGCCTTAAAACCTCAGCTTCAAGCACACTGTATTGGGCTTGAATTTCTTCCATATCTGATTCCAGCGAACTCAGACTAGCGCGATGCTTTTCCAACGTATCCTGGGATGCTATATCCTGACCACAACATTTACAGATTCCTGACTCAATGGCTTTCTTCAGGTCGGCAGCTTGAGATTCAAGGCCGCTATACAAGTGTTCCAGTTTTTCAAGTTCTTGATTTTTTGAATCGAAAGCATGGACGGCTTTCTCTTCAGCGTCTATAAGCTTTTTGTCAGATTTGATATGTGGTTTAGCATCTTCTGCATTGATAAGTAGCGTCTGCATCCTCTCATTTTTTTCTCCGGCTACTTGTATTTCTTGCTTGGCTTTTTCCAACGCATCCTTACGCTCGCGGTAATCGGATTCAGAGATTTCCCTGATTTCAGTTAACTGGCTCTCCAGTCGTATAAGGTTGACTTTATTGTCGTCATAACTCACTGAAGCAGCATCCAGTCGCTCCTGAATAACTGCCTTCTCTGAGCGCAATTCCTCAGCTTCCGTCAACTGTTTACGGATAGCGGCTTCACGCACTTTGCTGGCTGCCTTCGACGTTTGATGATGGGCCAAAGTCGTCTCGCACTCTTCTTTGTCCAATTTCAGCGTAGCGCTATCCTTTTCAGCCTGCTTCAATAATTTACTGACAGTCTTCACACCTCCTTGCGATTCAAACAACTCGACCTCCCGTTCCAGGCCGATTATGTCTTGAGAGGCCAACTTGATCACCGAATCAATAAATTCCACCCCGGAAAACTTTTCAACATCCCGCTGAAGCTGGGTAGCCCCGATAGTCAAAAGCCCAGCGGTTTCCCCCTGCTCAGACCAATTCAACATCTTGAAGCCATTCAGGTCTACGTTGGCCAATTCTTTGACAATGTAGTCATTCGACGGTGTGTTGCCGGATGCAACCAGTTCTCCGCCTTTTTTGACTGAGCAATTATTGATCGTTCTTATTATCTCGAAGTCGCCAAGAGAGCAGGTTACCTTCGCGTTTTTCTCCCCCCAGGTTGCGATGTCCTCAGACTTTCCAGGGATGGCCCGGACGCCATATAAGGCGAACGACAAGGCCTGAGTAAGGGTGGTCTTGCCGGCCGCATTGTCCCCGCAAATAATATTGAGCCCGTCGGTAAACTCGTAGGTTCCGTTTACCAGCTTTTTGAAATTCTCTGTTTTGATGGATCTAAGCATTGGCTTTTTTCCCATATTTTTCCCAAAGAGCCTGCATGTCAGTACCTTCAAGTTCCTTGCCTATGATCTTCGGCAAGTTCTCGAAGTCAACGGCCTCTACAGAAGATTGAGAATCCAGTTTAATAGTGACGTTATTGCGGATCATGAGGGGGGATCCCTGCTCCCAACAATCGGCTATGAACTTAGCTAATTCTGCTCCTCGATCGGCAGGTACAGTGCCCACTATGTCGATGAATTCGGCTGCTTCCGGCATTTTCTGGGCAGGTTTACTGAAATCTATTTCAGTGTAGCCATACACCATGTCCCACACTTTTTCCTTTCCCAACGAATCGTCAGTCAAATGCCACACAAACTTGTCAGAAATATCCGAAAACGACGTAGGATGGATGCACCCGGTAATGATCAACCTGCCGTCCAGCAATTCTCTGGGCTGGTGCTCATGTCCCATAAAGATGTAGTCAGACACTTTCAGAAGCTTTAAGGCCTGGACCTTGGTCAAGTTGAGAGCGGTATCGCTTTCAACAGCCATTTCATTTTCATAGTTACAGTGCAGAAATACGGCGCGGAGGTCTTTGCCGGAGTCGGCAACTAGCCTGATAGACTCGTCAAACAAATCCTGGTTGGCCTGGTGAGGTATGAAAGCCAGTTCTTTAGTAACGCCCTCAAGCACCCCGTATTCGACGTATGGGTTCCCAAATTCTTCAGGTTTGACGAACGAGGTGGAGCGCATAAGGTGCGATGCCACGTCGAAGGAACCACAGTTGTCGCTCTGGTTAACACTGTCATGGTTACCGAAAAGAACAACGTCACAGTGAATTGCGGCATCGCAGGCCTTCAGTATGTCGTCCTCCGAATTGCTGAACGAGTTGAACAGGTCTCCAACATGGACTACCGATTCAGCTTCCGCAGAGCAATCATAAGTATGCTGGAACAACCTCTGCTTCAGCGCCGCCCTCGATTTGGCTGTGGTATGTGCTTTTCGCTCCAGCCCCAAATGAGTATCGCTTAATATTGTAATTCCCGGCTTCATCTCAGTATCTCCGCCCCAATCAGGATCGTCTCTTTCAGGGTTTCTATACTGCCGACAGACGCTGGCCACAGCCTCTTATCAACAGGGCGTCCTTCCGCCCTCAACTTGGACAACGGTTCTGAATTCCATAGCTCAACGCACTCGTCCAGATAGTGGCAAAACAGCAGGATTGTACGACTGCCGCCTCGCTGCCACTTACGGTGCTGGGCTGCCTGTTTCTTTGGAAACAGGGCTGAGAAGCCGGAACGCAGGTTGTCGTAGGCTTCAGAACACTTACACTCAATCAGGAACGGGGTGCCTCGCCATATCAGCAGAAAATCAGCAGGCTGCGCCGGTATCAGATTCCTGGCAGCATGACTATCAGGAAACCGGTGATACGTTGCAGGGTGGCGTTCTTGAATTTCGTGAAGAGCATCCTTAACCTCACCCTCAAACCATTTTCCTATATCAGTCCTGCTGTTCACGTTTAGCCTCCACTGCCTTGTCCATAGCTTCAAGAATTGCCTGCTTTGTGGGGCGTGCCCCCAACTCGATTTGTGCCTGCCAGTTATGGCCAAGAGACACATCGGCCTCCATTGGAACAACATGTCCAGGCGGGGTTATTTCCATAATCCTGGTCAGGCGTTCAATATACTCAGGGATATGAATTATCTTTACGCTTGAGGTTATTTCATCATATATAGGACCCAGCAAAGTGGCCCCGGTTTCCTCCCACAGGTTGGTTTCCCAACATCTTCGCAACACTATCTTCAGGATGTCAGCTGCGCAGCCTTGAATAACATCATTCACCAACTGTCGTTCCATCCGTCGACGAGTCGATTTATTTTTGGAGAACAAGGTTTGACTGGCATGCCTCCGTGTGCCATAAGCCGTTTGACTGTACCCGTGCTTTTTAGCAAATTTTATAACAGTGTCCTGCCATGGCTGCACATCTGGGTAAGTGTCATAGGCTGCCTGTAGCATGGCTTCTGCCTCATCGTATGGAATGATCAGTCGCTGGCTTAGTGTCCCCGCTTCACCCAAATAGGCAAACAAGAAGTTGGTAGCCTTTGCCGGCCTCTTTCTGATAGCCGCCATGGCTTTATGCTTTTCGTGGGTTTTGTCGGCATAAGCCTCCACGTATTCGGAATAACTTATTTTAGCAATACCGGCCGCAGTCATGGAATGAACGTCACGCTTATTGTCTCCGACGTAGCAGGATATCAAGTTAGCGTCCCTGCTCTCTGAGGCCATAATCCGCAACTCTTGCTGTGAGAAATCGACAGAGACAATCAATTCGTCTTCATCATAAGGGACGTAGATTGATCGCATCACCCCGTCTTGTTGGTGCTTACTTACTTGCAGTACGTTAGGCGATGTGCCTGAGGGTCTGCGGGTTACCGTACCACAGTCTCGTATCTGCGGGTGAATCCTATTATCTGTAGGGTGTTTCCATAACGGGTATGGGTCATGATAAAGGCTGATCCTGGTCTTACCTTCCCTGATTTTCAGCAGGGATTCCAGACATTCGCGCCTCCAATCTCCTTCTTCCGTGTCTTCAGCCATCGCCGTTTGAATAGCGATATTATCCGTCTTAGGGGATCCGTCAACACCCACCTTGTCCCTGAATGACCCAGGATCAGGAATATTGGTCAACCTGACTGGCAATCCAAGCTTACAATACAACAATTGTTGCATTTGCTTAGGCGATCCAGTGTTCAGTTCGTCACCCTCTGTAATGACCTTCCCCTCCGCCTTTGAATGTTGGGAGCAAAAGCGTGAGAACTTGGCATAGGCCTCGCTTTCACGCTTCTTCAGATCGGTTACACACTCGGCCAGCAGTTCGCAGAACATCTCCTGGGCATCGGATAATGGGGCCTGGTTGTCAGATTCAGAATCCATGTCAATGGCCGTGGTGTTCGATATCCATTCGCGTATGCCCTTTTGAGTAACCACAGTCAAAGGCTCTGGAAACTCCAAAGCAATTGTCAACTCCTCAAATTGCTTTGCTGTCGGCTTGAACTCAGGCTCTTCTTCCCACTCGCTGTAGGGAGTATACACAGCACTGGTGAGGGCATAGTCTTTAGCGTTCTTGACGGCTTCAAGCTTTGCTTTTCCAATACGCTCTCTGGCTTTATCAGAATCCAGGGCAATGCCATCTTTTTCCAGCCGGCTCTTTTCAGCGGAGGCCGCATGGGCCTCTGTATAAGGTCGCTCTGCCGCGGCATACGCCATAGCGGCCTTGACATTTGGTTCAGTGCAGTTTTTCTGAAGGTGCCCGCGTAGAATGGCGTAATTCTCTTTAATTGACTTTTCGTCGGCTTCACGGATCTTTTGCAACTTGTCCCAATCAATTTCACAGCCAGTTAAATAGGCATCAACCAGGTTTTGCTGAACCAAAGTCTCGTTTTCTTCGTAGAAGTCAAGACAGCGTTCGGTCATCATGCGGTAGCGCAGGACAGTCCACAAGTGCGCAGTCACTATAGCGTCGTCACAGCCGTAATCGAATACTTCTTCGGCCGTCAATTCACGCATAGTCCGCAATTCTCCCGTCTCCGGGTCAGCTACTGTCTCAGCGTAGGTGGCCTGGTTGTACCCCAGTTCTCGCTTAGACATGGATTTGAGATTGGATTCCGCCTCTTCGTCCACGTAAGACATCATGATGTTGGTGTCATAGCAAGCCTGTAGCCAGAAATTAAGGTTGGTCTTGGTTACCGCCACTTCAAAGAAAGCGTTCTGGATAACCAGGTCAGATTCGGCCTCCGCAATTTTAATCAGTCTGCCAATAACTGGTGGAGCCACATTGTCGGAGTCCTTGTGGTTAACCGGCACATATATCGTATCTTGGAGATTTTCCCCAAAAGTAAACGACGCGCCGGTGATTCTGGCTTCCTTAACGTCCAAGTAGTCCCCACCTTTCGGGTTTTTCAACATGGCATTCTCTGAAGGGCTGGTCTCGTAGTCAAATGCAACAACCGGAGATTTACTGCACTCAGAAGCAAACTGCTCAAACAACTCTTCATCGACATCGGCCGCGGTAATTAGCGTCTGGCTGGGCTCCCACTGAGATATCGCTTCTTCCTGCATGAGGTCTGAACACCCTGCTCGGTGAAACACTTCAGCCAACTTATTCCAGTTTGGCACCCGCTTCACCCACTGCATTTTGGTGAGCTTGCTACCCCGCGGCTTCCAGCAAAGCTCAGGGCGTAGGATAGCCAGATTGTAGCATTTCTTCCATTCGTTGCGATTGTCGTAAAGTAGTCGTAGTGCCTTGTTTTCCCCTTCGTCAAGGGCCTGGGCCAACATTTCATAATTTCCGGTCCTGACGCACTCTTCAAGCTCTTGAATGCCGTCATAGCCGTAATCAGCCACCAACATATCCCATTTGGCCGGGCCAAAGCCTGGAACGCCTTTATAGTTGTCAGACGTGTCACCCAACATTGATTTGGATAGAGAGATGAATTTATGCGGGATGCCGTTATATTCATCACCGTCCTGGAATTCACATTTCAAAAGCACTTGTACGTTTTCGTGGTCACCCTGTAGTTGGAGCAAGTCGGCGTCCACCGTGTAGACGTGTATTGGCTCGTCAGTGCTCTCGCAAATATGGGCGATAATGTCATCCGCCTCGACGCCGGCAACCTTGATCTGGGTTGATCCAGTGGCCGCCCAGAAAGTTTTCAGCATATCCATAAGAATGTCTTTTTGAGCCTTCTGTTCAGGGTCTACTTCAGTGCGCGAAGGCTGCTGCTTATATTCTGGAAACAGCGCGGTTCGATAGTCGTGCCCGGCGTCGTGGCACACAATGATTTGAATAGGAGCGTGTTCTTGAAGCAGTAGCAACCCATACCGGTCCATGAATTGATTGAAGCCGTACTGCGCCGTATTGATGTTGTTACCGGCTTCTGAGATGAAAGCTTCCGGGTCTTCTCCTATATGGTAGGAGTGATGCATTACTGCTCTGGCGTCTAATATTATTATTCCCATGGTGGCTAGGCTCCCTCTGGTTGAATATTTTTAGTGAGTGTAATATGGGCTTTAAACTTAGAGCCCGCTATTCCTATTCCGTGATCCGTTTTTTCAAATCTTGCCTTATACGAAACCTCAGAGATGTCGATGCCGGCTGCTTTGGCAACCGCTTCGCTGAGTATTTCTGCTATCTGATCTTCTCTCAAAGGGCAGGTAACGACAACATTGTGGAATTCTTTTGTCTGCGGGGTTAATACAATTTTGCTCATGATTGGTTGTTCTCCAAAAAATTAACGTTTCAATAACAACAAATTATGACTTGCTCGACTACACCCCACATACAACAATTGGTTCCGCTCCCTTGACTTCAGATTCTTGAAACAGTCGTCCACGTCAAGAAATACGTTCTCAAATGTGGATCCTTGCATTCGATGAACTGTCATCGCATGAGGGGGCTGCAAGTCCCCGAACGAGTCTTTGAATGCCCAAAAATTACGCCACAATGACGGGTTTTTCTTCGCTTCGTCAGCCAGCTTACTCAACATCTTTCGATAATCTGATTCGCTGTCTTCATGCAGTAAATGAACCTCAACAGTTCGGTTGCGTACATTAGACAACAGAAGTGTCCATACCTTGAACTGTGTGCTCATCCCCTCATACTCAGGGTGGGTGCTTTCACGCACCTCAAGAACATCACATTCTTCATCGGTGTTGACGACTACTTCCGGACGTTCCCCAGGTATCTCTTCCAGGATGGGTTGGCGGGTCAACACGCGCTCACCTACTATAAACGGGCTCTTGGTCTCTCCTACCAATAGACGGCGTATGGCTTTGTTCATCGCATTGACACGTTTATTTGTCCATGCCCCTATTCGATACTTGTCGGGATTGCTTCGGTATTCTTCGTCGGAAAAATTTTCCCTGACGTTTTCGTACCAATCCACCGCATTCATAACATAAACTCCACAGTCTATTGCTCCACTGTAAGCGTCGTGGAATTTAGTTTGGGATTTGCCTGAGCGGATATCTTCTCGCAGGGAAGCGGTTAGTTCAAGAATAGGGTTACCTGCCTCTTGCCTCATAATTTTTGACAATGTGAAAGTTTTATCAGCACTGTCAAATACCTGGGATTCTTTTTCCTTGACCGGAGGAAGCTGGAATGGGTCCCCCATTAAAATTACTTTTACCTTATATTCCCTGGCGGCTTCGGAAAGGATGCGCCATAGATTTTTAGAAATCATACTGGCTTCGTCCACTACAACGAGATTTAGATCCTCAAAGTTGCCTTTTACCAGCCGGCGGGTTTGCTTTTCTTCTCCACTGGAATCCAATATCAACCCCAATGACGAATATATAGTGATAGTGTGAACGCCGTACAATCCATAATCAGCCGCCATTTCAGACAACACTTTTACGGCTTTGTTGGTAGGGGCGGTAAGGGCTATGCGTAGCCTTGGACTCTCACTAAGAAGCCTCTTTATAGCTCGCTGGATGGTAAAAGTCTTGCCTACCCCGGCCCACCCTTTCACACAATAAAAATATTGTCCTGGCGTATGATAGAATTCAACTATCTCATCCACACAAGCGGATTGATCTGTATTTAATTCAATTGGCATCTCAAACTCTTAAAAATCTTCTTATTTAATGGTGGGAGAGCAGCTCCCTCCCACCAGTTTATACGCTCAACTTTCAGCGCAGACGGGGCTTACCGCCTCGTCTTGAATGCCCAAGGATAGAAAGGCTTGACTGCCTTAGTCACTTTCTTACCGACATAGACGACGGTTTCGACTTGAGTGATATTCTTTCCGTTGAAGTCGAGTTTTCCGATGTAGCCGGTAAACTTCTGAACCGAGGTTGGAGCAACGGAAAGGATGACAACTTCCCCTTCCAGTTCGTTAGCCTCGTCGGTGTCACCTCCTAGGATACGCGCCGTCACATCAAGGTACTGCTTCTCAGTGATTTCGGCATCCGGATCTTCAGCCTTCCACTCAGCGATGATGTCGTCGATATTCTCGCCTTTAGGGTTAGTTTCACGATCGTAGCTGAATTCATTCTTGTCCTGATCGTGCTTGACACCATAAGCCCACTTGGGGCGTGATTGCAGAATCTGGCAAACCAACTCTTTGCCAAGCTCTTCATCATCGTCGGCTTTCTGAAAAACCCCCTCCGGCCCCAACTTTATTACGGTGAAAGAGTAAAAGCCCATATCCAGGCCTTCAAACCCTTTTTCAGCCATGCGGTTTTCGAACTTCCCAGATTCTACCTGAGCCAGAGCGCCAGATTGGGTATGGCTGGCAACGACTTCGGTGGATTTGGTTTTCACTTCGGCTTCAGGTTCAGCGGCTTTTTGGACTTCGGCTTCCTGAATCACTTCTTCTTCCTCGGCCTCAACTTCTTGAACTACTTCTTCTTCGGCGGATATCTCAGGCTCAGCGGCTTTGGTGGTTTGTGCAGGTTGTTTCACAGGGGTCTTTTTGAGTCCCATAATAGTTCTCCTATCAAGTTTAATTTAAAGGTTCAAATTCGGCGTTTTCACTCTGCCGTAGAGTATGGACAAATATAAAAAAAGTTTTGCTCGTTGTCAATAGGTATATAAGGTATGTCTGGGCGGGGCTCTTATTGGCGGCAAGGTACGGGCTTCCCAGCAATACCGCACCAAAACTTTAGGTCCGGCAAATTCATCAGGCCAAATTATAATCACCCAATAGTCGCAATTTGATGGTTGATCAGACCTTTCTATAGCACAACCTAACGGGCTGGTTTCAACATAATCCTGAACGGTTACTTCTATGGTTACCCATCCTGACTCCGTAGGGGTATTATTCCAAAAATAACCGTAGGTGTATGCAGTACCGGTATGGTCAGAGTAGGGGTAGGGGATCATTACTCACCGTCGAATAAATCAATCAACAATTTCTTCGTATCGCCCACTACATCGTTGATATACTTTTCTTTCCCAGCCACCTGCCGGATCTTCTTCGCCGCCCAGGTTTTCATGGGACTTAACAAGTAGTTATTAACCGTTTCGTCAGTCCCTACTATCCTGTGAACGCGCTCACTTGCCTGGGTCAAATCGCCCGGACTGTCAGGGCATTCGTAAAATACAACGTTGTGGCAAACACTTTGAAAGTTGAGTCCTGCGCCTGCCGATTTAGGGTGGGCTACCAGCAATCGGCACTTGTCGTCATGAAGAAACTTGTCTACCGGGGTCTGCTTGTTCCTTACCGTTCCGTTCAAAATTTCAGTGCCATATTCAGCCAACCGATTCTTTAATGACTCCGCCGTTTTGTTATAGTGGCAGAAAATTAATACTTTGGTCAAAGACAAATCGATCTCGGTCAACAATTCCATCAAGGTTTCGAATACCGCATCTTTTATCTTTTTGTCTGAGTACTCGTTCGGGTTGGTAACCAACTGCAGGGCTATCTGTCTTAGACTCTGTTCTTGAATAGCATCAATAAATCGATCTTCCAACTCAAGCATGCGCTCATTAATCAATTTCTTGTAAAGTGCGTAGTGGGCTTTATCGAGTTCAACCGGAACGATTGTATTAATCTTATCAGGCATATCTGGGGCAACGTCGCGTTTCTCCACTCTACGGGCCTGCTTGTAAAGGTGGAGAGCCAGCATATCTAAATTTTTGTAGCCTGATATTTTTGAAAACCCGCTATCGTCGGAGTCATATTCTATATGCAGTCGTTCAAACGATGAGTGGCCCCCATAACATTCAGGAGATTTCAGGCGAATCAATCCGTAACACTGTTCAACATGCGTATGAGCCGGAGTGGCGGTTAAAAGTACCAGAGCCGTTTCATCCCCTGGTCTAGGATTATCCCCGCCGATAAATTTATGTACTCGTTTATGGATTGTGGAGTCTGGATTTCTCAAGGCATGCGCCTCATCGCAAACCATCACACTATAATCATTTTCCTTCAGTAGTTTGTGGTAGCCTATTTCATTGATGTTGAATCTTAACAAATATTCTTTTTTTGTTTCCCCTGGCTTCCTCGGGGGGCGGGTCCCTCGAAACAAGTCATATGACATCATTAGAATGTCTGGCCAGCCTGAGTTGTCATACAGGCTTATTTTTTTCTTCCTTTGCCCGGAAGTCCCAGACAGAATATCCATAGAGACATAATTCTCGAATCCCTGAAAAGTTTCATGCATATCCCTGTAAAATTGATGAATCAATGTAGGGTTGGTCAGGACTACGCATTTGTTTCCCTGCCCTACTCTGAACAGCAGATTAGCTTGAACTGGCAGCGTCTTTCCTGTTCCCGCTTCATCGAATAAACCTGCCCTGTCGTAATAGGATATAAGGTTCAACCCTTCATACTGATGCTTAAAGGGGAGATAATCGTCAGGCAAAGTAACTATAACATCGTCAGCCCAATAGATGTCATTAGGTAGCCCTGCTTTTAAAAAAGTGTCAGAGAGGCGTTCCTTGGCCATCTACTTATTTTCCAAATGTTTGAAATCATTCAATGCTTTGGCCAATTCACAGTCTGCCCTATGCCCTGAATTAATTGGCGATTCTCCATCCGAGTCAGCCCCAAACCCTGGCCGTATGCCGCGGCATATCGGGCAGCTTGGCCATCCTGTGCAATAACTGTACGTCTTGCTCCACTCCAGCCGTTTCAATACGCTGATGACGCTGCGTAGCTTAATATCCACTTTATTCACTCCTCACAAACATATTCACATCAATTCCCCTGGCAGCCAACGTTTCCAAATTCATCTTGGCTAATTGTCTCGACCCCCCTCCAAGGTCAGGGTGAAAACAAAATTCCATAAAGAAGTCCTCTTGAGACAACAGTGCTCTGAATTGCTGCTCCGAAGAAATCCTTACCTTGTCACCAGCCTGCCTAGCCCAGCGGGTGTAGTAGGTGTGACAAATTAAGGGGTCAATGTAGAGAGCTTCGTCAGTTCGAAGATAATTGATCCCGTCTTCAATAGTGTAATTCATGCCTGTCTTGTGGGAGTCCGCCATAACAGCCATTTCTGATATAACCAACGATACTTCGGTTCTTGACTTCTCTATCTTTACTTCCTCCAACGTATCATTAAGTTTATTTAAAACGGCGCTTACCATAAACTCATACTTTTGTTCAACATATTCAGGCTCCAGCCCGATTGACAATAAAGTATTACAGAAAAAACGAACCCCGGTAAGTAAAGCTTTGTAAGAAAAATGCGGCCTTGCATCTATCTCTCTTGGCACCAATTCGTTGTATGAATTCATAGTCTTTACCACCCATTCAGGGTGAGTTCCAAGACTGTTCCATACCATAGCCCTGGCCAGCCCACGCATTAACTCTTTGTGGTCTATAACGTAATAGAGTTTGTCTGTTCTACCGTCAATTTCACGCCCGGCCTTCTTGATGTTCAACTGAATCATCCTACTCCTTAATGCTGGGCGTTCAGGAGCCTGTTCTGACATAACACATATTGGGGCGCATATCTTAGCTTCTTCAACATGCGCCCCAGAAACCCTCTGTCCCCCTGCCATCGTCTTTTCAACGGATCCACGCCCAAACGATTGGGCATTCCAGGCTGCTTTCAGCATCCCAGTGAATCCGTCATACTTCCACCCTTGAATTTCCCCTCGGTTAAATTCTTCCAGAAGTCTGGGAACGGTTTCTGAAGTAGTACAATATTGTGCTGCCGCCCAAGGAGTGGTGCCTTGAAGCGACAGCGGAGAATGCTCTAACATATAATCGACAGCATGCAGCCTGGCAAACACGCTGGACAATGCCGATTTCCCGGAAGACGAGTTGCCCCACAAATTCAATAACGGGAATTGGTTATCCCTCATTGTCAGTTGCATCTTGATATGGCACAGCGCCATCCAGCCAATTAGGGTGCTGGTCACCTCCGGGTCATTACACTCCAACATATTATCGATCAATATTTTCAGGTCTTCAGACGCGGCTGGGTATTCGGTCTCTTTTACGTTCGGTGGAGCCGGTATAGATCCCCAGACCTGGTGCGTATTCTTTTGCTTGGTGGAGGATACGGAAAAGCCAGGCTCGACATAAACCAACTGCGTCCGCCCCCCTACTTTATGCCTGTGTATTCCTATGGAATGCACGTAGGTTATTTCCGTCATATCGTCCTCATTTGAAAATAGTAAATGCTGTATTTTTTGAAGGTCTACCTCATTGCCATAAAATGCATAATTTCCTTTTCCTTGGATTACCTGCTTGAATCCCCTGGTACTATTCCACGCATCTTCCAATATGGTCACCAACTCCCTGCGATGCCCGTTCACTTTTATCAGGGCATTAGCCCCAACCCGCGTCTCTCCATAACTATCGTCCTCAGGAATGTCTATGAACTTGCTTTTTATTTCCAGCGTAAATGTGGTTATTTGCCGCTTCTGTTTGCCAAGGCCTACAAAATAACCATGAGGCATTTCAAATAAGTCGCTCTCCTGTTCATAGTCTTCAGGGACAATCTCGCTGTCTTCTATTGTACCGTTGCAGATAGCGCAGTCCCGGCAGGGTTCCATGACCGAAAACAACATGGCCTTGGAAAATCCATAGTTAGGTGATGCCGCAACATAGTTGACCATTTTCACCAATTCATGGTAACGCGCCATCTCAGTGTTATACGTGGATGATTTTACGTTTCTGGCCATATCCTTGGCATGCTTTTTCCAGTCTTTTACTCCCGCCTTTACCATGTAAGTGGCAAACTGGATAGACGCCTGGTTGAAGTTAGACTTCTCCTTAGTATCCCCCTGCTCAATTAACAGGTTAATGCAGGTTGGCAATTTGCCGTCCGGCCCAACGGTCTTTTTTAATTCTTCGTCCGGGACAAACTCCATATTTTCCCGAGCCTTTTGTTTCTTCTGCATCGTGATCTTACACGACTCATATAGGGTCTGAAACGCTAGCGACAGAGTTCCACTTTTTACCGGGTGCAGCGGCCTGGGGGATTCTGACAGCTTCTGGTAGTTTTCCTCCGTCATCCCATAAAGTTCGTCCACAGTGATCTGAACTTTGTATTTGCCGTTATCCTTGCGCCTGACGTTTGGGGCTCTGATAAGCCTTGGTCTGGCTTCGTTGTATACTGATAAGTCCAGACCTTCGACAAACATCTCAAGGGCCATTTCCCGATAAATAAGCGGCAGGGACTTGACCGGCCTGGCCGAGGCAAAAACCGCCATCGGGATAATAAAATGGAATCCCTTCTTACCTGACAGGTAAACCTCGTAATCGGTTACCCCGTATTCCTGTAGTTTATCTGCAAATTGAATAGCTGACTTGATACTGGTCTTTGGATCCCCTTCAACATCTATATCTACATAGAATGGACCCTTGTAGGATTTGCCGTGCTTGTCCTGTTCGTCATCTATGGGTTCCTTAATGGACAGTGCCGACACCATAGGTATCTTGTCTTCTTGGAGCTTTTTTAACGCCTCTTCAGATTCCACCACATGCTGCCATGGGCTTTTCTTTGAGACCTGGTAATAAATAAACATACCGTCAACTGAAATTTATTATTGAATGCTTTCTTACGGCTTCAGTAACCTGCTCTGCGGTGGGTATTAAGTTCTCCTGTTTTTCTATTCGATAATTTTTTGGGAGTATGTAAACGACTTTTGGGCTCAATTCAGGATGGCCATTTACCCTGCTCAACTGAATTGGCATATAAAATCTTATACTAAGCTTAGGATGCACAATTATATCTTCAATGCCGCCGGTAACCTGGTACCCGAGCTTCATGGCCATCGTCATTGATGGGCTGCCATTTTGAATTTTATAGTCAACCAACTTAAACGTGCAGAGGACCTTTCCTTGATCATCAACCAAGGATCTCCATATTTCTCTGGGCAGAGTTTCCACCCAATTCTTCATGTCATCGTCTTTCAAAGCCTTAAAACCACTTACTGTCTTGAGCTGTTAAATTTAAATCGTTTGCGGGAAGATTGTCAACCACTGCTTATTTATTTACCGGTGCTTTCTGAATGCATAAGCCGTCTACGACATCCTCGTTTTGCGGCCTCATCGCCGTGGATTCCCTCGCTATGTCTCATTAGCGATACGCAACAATGTATCTCCGTGGCACCGCTTAGGGGCACAGAAGCAAACGAGATCCTTGCCCTTTAGTTCGGCCTTTACCCGCGCCACCAGTTGTGGGTTTTCCCGCAACATCGCTTCGTAGCGGTCACACACCTCGTCACGGTTCCCATGCTTTCCGATGACAAACGGGTTTCCGTATGGAGAGCCCCGCCCAATATAAACGGCGTCAGGGCCTGCTGTCTTGTGGTATTTATTGTGCACTTTAGGCATAATAGGTAACTCCAGTTAGTTGCTCACTTCCATTTCTTAGTATTGGCGACTTTCCACATCTGCTCAGTTAAATTATGCAGCATTACTGTTCCAACATGCTCACCTAAATGCTTATAAATATCCTTCCGGGATTGCTCTAATTTAATCAGTTCCCGTACCGGCACCGCCACATACTCAGCCGATGCAGAAGGAGATTCGTTCAGTGCATCCCTTAACCTCTCAGCGTCCAATTTGCATTGACCGCAATCATCAATTTCATGTATCACACATTTCATCGCTTCTGGCCTCAATTGTTTAGTTTGCCTTACGCATTCCGAAATGAATCTGCGCACAGATTTCACAAAACCAAATACCGCAATACAAGCAGCGGTAGGCATAAATCACCTTCACCTTATGGTCACAATCGGGGCATCGAATTACTGTTTTGTCAGTAGTCATACCCCAACCGCTTTGCTCTTTAATCATCTTGACCTGGCCATACATGATTTTGAGGTTCTGCACTTTCTGTTCAGGCGTCGCCTTGCTCTCATAAACCGGCAAATTAGCCAACTCATCAATAGTAGATAAACCTACCTCCGGCGGCTCGTAAGGCAGTGTGTCTATGTGTACTGATTTCGTTTCGTTGTCACACATGGTTTCAATCCGGTTTACTGGTTATGGTCGCCCGTTATGGCGCTAATCATAAACGCCGACGCTTGTTTTCATCTCGCAGCGCGAGCAGGTCCAAGTTACATAGGTGTCGTGTTCATCCTTTGTCTCAGGTGGATAGTCGTGATCGCAATCTGGATCGCCGCCGCTTGTGCTCACGTCGTGAGGACAACAGTAGTCTGGTAACTCTATTTTTCGTGATGCTGTCATGTTTGTATCTCCGTAGATAGTCGCGCCATTTAGCTAATTCGTTACCTTGCCCTAGTGTTCCAATCTGCAATAACGTCCCGCTTAGTGCCCCGTCGCATGGATACGCAATAGTTTATACATCCAATGCGCCATGTCGGGCGCTTAGTAGGGGTCTCATTTACCGCAGGAGCAGCTGGTGCCCCGCAAAAGGGGCAAGGTAACAAGCAAGTCAACTCGGACGCTGCGCGTCCTTGCGCCTGGTCGAGTTCGCCATCTCCTGGTAGTCCGTCGCCCATATCAGCTCCTGTGGCGCGTAGCGCCGGTTACTTTGTCGTTATAAATCCGTTTTTATCTTGCTACACGCTTCTACAAATTCGCGCATTGCCTTGGTAGTGTCTTCGGCAGCCTGCTTCACGCCAACCATCGCCGCCTTTAATTTTTCCGCTTCCATTTTCAAGGCTTCGATTTTTTCCATTGCTTCGGTGGTGTCTATTTTCAGTTCGGCCTTTGCCATTTCGGTTTCTCCAAAAAGTATTTATAACAAGTCGTATCAGTTCGCTTCGCTTGGGACTTCCGCTTACGCTCCAGCCCCTGTACTCAGTTGTTATGGCGTTATATTCCACTTTGCCAATTCAATAGCTTTCCGCTTGGTCTCTAAATGAGCCTCACCAAATCCAGAGCATTGATTCTGAAAGTAAGTTATCTCTTCGCCTGCTTGCTGTATCGCTCTTAGGTAATACTGCTCTACCCATGAGTGGTCAAAAACAAACCGACCTTGTGCGGTTCCTCGCTCAAATACCTTATCTGGCTGTCTCGGGTCGATTACTACCGTTTCAATTTCAAAACCGCGTTCTCTGCACATGTTTTGTACGCGCTTTGCCTCCACATGGTCTGCAAAAGCCACCCGGTCGCCTTCTTTCAAGGCTTCAACCATTGCTACTGTTCTACCTGTTCTGCGTGCTGATTGAAAATATGTGTATGCCATGCCTTTCATTGCTTGGGCAATTCCAAAAATATCCATCGTCGTTTCTCCAAAGTTGTACCAATCGCGCCATAACAAGGCGCATCAAACGGACGCGCAAAAACCGCAGGCCCTTGTGCTAATTCGTTAGAACGCTACTTGCAGTTCACTGGCTTTCCTTTATCCGTCAGTTTCACGGAGAGAACAGCCTTCATTGCAAAATTCGCGTACCAGTATTCATGCCCATCAAGGCACACGGTGTCGTAGTCGTCGGGGTCACTTCCCAATGTCCAAGTCTTGTAGATCATGGTTCCAAAGAAACCCATCATCACCACTACAGCCAGCCATAAAAGTCCGTCTTTCATTTGAACCTCGCGTTCTAACAAGTTGGTCAGGCCGCCTTCGGCCGCCGCTTACCTCGGCGTTATGCGTCGTCATCAGCAAACCAAACAGTCACCACGGATAGCGGCGGAACAACCAGGCCAGCACCGTGAATCATTTCGCATTTGTAGTTTGATTCAAAATCGCAAGATGCTAGTTTTACGGAATTCCAAATCCACGAACCGCCGCCAATCACAATGACGAATACAACAATCAGTTCAATCATGGTAAAACCTCTTTGCTTTTTCATTTCCATTTCTCCAGTTAAATTAAATAAATCGCATAACAAGCGCATAAACTCCGACCCAAAAAGCAGTTGGCATCCGCGCGTTAATCAAGCATCGTGGCCCGCTTTTTGGGAGGGTTATGCTTCACGTTAACTGTCTATTCTATAACTACCTCAATATCTTCAGGGATACCGAAGGGTTTATCACAGATTTCGCATTCTGAGTCCCCGCCACGAGGGTCAGAAAGCCAGCCTTGATTTTCAAACCCGCAGTGCGGGCAAATGATCTTCGCGTTGTAGCTGTTAAGTATGAATTTCTTTGCTTGTTCCATAGGTTCTCTCCGATAAAACGACTAACAATTATATCCAGCCGACCTTCGCTACGCCCAGGCTGCTGATAATTGCCGTTATAACGCTTCCAGTTGCTTTTGCACCCATTGTCTCGCCGCTATCCTAGCCTGCGCCGCACTCTTTAGTCCTTCCGCAATCGGAAAAGATTTTCTCGGTTTTGTGTGCGGGTTATCAGGAATCGTCGGATCATCAAACAAACATTGCCCGTCAATGCGAGCAAAATACCCATTGCTACATTTTCCAATATATAATTTTGGGTTCATTTCCACACTTTTACCTCGCGTTATAACAAGTTAATCCAGTGCGAGCTTCTCTTCGCTCGCCATTATGTGCCTTCAACCTTCAGGGTTTCGCGCTCAAATACTCCAGGCAATTTGTTGAGCCGTATTTCCACCTCTACTCCTTGGTAGGTAATAATGCAGCTCGGGTCGTCACCAGCGTCCAGTAAAGTGCCGAAGTTTTGTAAATGGTCTGCCAGCCATGCTTTTGCAGGCTGTTGTAAATCTGCAATCATGTTTCTCCTCCTGCGCACAGGCGCAGAACAATGTTATCTAGTTGATCTCGCTATGCTCAGCGACAAAGTTCAGTCGTTAGGCATCCTTGCATTTACCTACTGGAGGCACCCATTTGTATCCAGTAACTCGCATCCATAAATAATCTGTCTGCCTGGTTTGCTGTGCGCCACACCGACTACATACCCGCTTAGGGTCGGCCACCAGCCCCAAAACTCCTTGGTCGACGGGTTGCCAATCGTGCTTACGGTTATTCATACAGGCATCCTCGATCAATAGACTCCGGTTTCCACGTCCGCAACTTCGGCGCTTACCAAAAAAAAAAAAAAAAAAAAAAAAAAAAAAAAAAAAAAAAAAAAAAAAAAAAAAAAAAAAAAAAAA